ACGTTTCCAAAGATTATCGTTTGAATATCCACATTCTGTCTTTAGCCTTTCACACAATCCTACCAGATATTCTACTTCACCAAGCATCTTCTTTGATTGGTTGATACCATAAGAAATCTTGGCGTGATTTTTCATCATGTCGCTTTCTTTAAAATTACGATAACGACTACGACCTTCCTCCATTACTCCAGAACCACGGCGTATAGTAAGTGTTTCGCCTTCACCAACCGTAGTATCATCCGTGTCTTCTTTTCCAACTACTTTACCACCTGGCATAGAACGTTCTGCTGTTTTCTTTTTACTCTTGTGACCACGAAATGCGGCAGGAGTCATATATCCAGCAACAGCACCAGTAGCTGTCATTTCTTCAATGACTTCTTCTACAAGTTCACGAATGATTTGTTTGGTGTCTTTCATTGTTTAACGTGGATATCCTTCAACTTTTTGTGGAAGATGTCCATACTTTTCGTTGAAAATATCGTATACCAGTCCCCAGAAATCTTCATCGTAGCTCGTTTTATATCTGACGGCTTTTCTAGCTTGTTTTTCATCCCCACCATTCATACCAACATACCAATCGGTTAAATTTTTGACAACTTGTTGATCAAGTTCTTTCTCGGTCATGTTTTCGTTCGTGTCCTTCATCATGGCTGCATGATATTGAAGTTCCCCTTGAGATACTTCTTCAATGGTTTCTCTGATTAGTTGTTTGAGTTCGTTGCGTGTCATATGTGTATTATTTGATATTTTTTAGTTCTTTGATGAGTTCATAACTCAACATAAGAGCCATGATTTGATTTTCTTTTACAAGGGTTCCTTTGGTGATTTTGTCCAACTGATTGAGTGTTTCATCAAGTTTGATTCTAACAACATCATTATCAATCTTGGTTTTTAATTCAGAGATTTGTTTACGAACTTCTGGAACTTCGGCGTTGATATATTCACGTAGAGAGTTGGTATTGCTTACATTGTTGATATATTCACGAATAAGAACCTTTTGTTTGTCGTCCAATCCCTTGTATTTTTCGTTAAATGAATCGACCAACAACTTATAGGCCAACAGACGAACGTCTTCATTTTGCTGTTGATAAACCTTGACCAGATCCTTCTTTTCTTCTTCGCTGACAAGTCTTGTTGGGGTCTTTGATATCAACATGCTTTCTGTGATACAAGTACGAGCTTTGAATACTTCTCTTGGATCACATACTACATCGTTTACGTTTTCTTCAAATACCTTGTATATACTGGCGAGAAGTTTATAGTTTGATATGCTTCCCTTCAAAAAGTCATCGATTGGATAACTTTCTCTGATTTCTTTGATCAATTCATACTTTTGCTGATTTAACAGTCGTTCATCCAATTTCTTGCGGGTTTTGATTATTGTTTCAAGCAATCTGTCCGCAGAGAGTTGATCTTTGACCTTGTCTTCTAAAATGATACGATATAAGCGATTCTCTTTTCCAAGCTCGGTAGACTCGGTGAAATATTTACGAAGGATATAATTGGCTTTAGACTCGTCTTTGCCAGATAAAATGTCAGCCGTTACCTGGCGGACCAAGAGCTCGAACAAAATTCCGGCGTTCTTGAATTTAGAATGCTTGAGTTTCTTCATACAATTTAGTTATAAATATATTATACAATGATAAAAACGACGGATTATATATGTTTATTCAGAAATGATGTTATCCTCGTCCATCATTGATTTCTCTTCCGATATTATTTTTTTGCTTGTTTTATTATATCTTTTTTGAAGAGCAGTTTTTATATTCTTCAAATCTTCATCCAAAGACAACGCAGATCCTCTATAATTGTGTCGTATAGATCTGTCCGATTTGGACTTTTCGTGATTTTCTTTGCTTCCAAGCGGATCTTCTCCAAAGTTCTTTTCGTGATTTGATGTATACTTTTCTTTGTTTCCTGTTTGATCACGATTTCCACGTTCACGATCCTTGCGCGTTTCTTCTTCAAGAGGAGGAAGACCTTCTTCTCCCCCACCACCTTCTCCACCAGTGTCTCCACCACCAAGATCAGAAGTTTCTCCACCGTCTGATTTTTGATTGGTTGTGGCCGGGTCATTTCCTTCGTCTTGAATTTGAGTTCTACGCCATTTTTCTTTCTTATCTTTGATAATTTCATCTTCAAGGGATTCTACCTCTTCTGATGACATACTAAATAATTTGTTATAAATCCATTTTCTACTGAACATTTCGGCTTCTATCATGTCCGAAGCTACACTCATCTTTTCTTGCCATATACTGATTTTTTCTTGTTCAAAGATGGTCGATGGATTACTTAGTTCCAATTGGAAATCTACCAACGAAGCGTCTTGATATCCTTGTACATACAAGTGAACAATAGCGATCTTGGTCAGTTCGGACACAAGAATACGTTGAATACGTCCAATCGTTCTACTAAAACGAACGTCTTCTGCTGCTAGAGTAGCTTTACCAGAAATACTTTCATCATATCCAAGAAACGCCTTTGGAATCTTTAGAGCTGACATCATCTTGTTGCGAACATATTCAAGATCGTCAATACCAGTAAAGTCCATACCGGGCAAGGTATCAATCTTGGTACCACTATCTCCACCACGAACTGGTAGATAAAAGTCTTCTACCATGTTGTTCAAGTTGAAACGAAGGTTATAATCTCCAGTACGTTCGTCTACATAAGGAACCTTCTTGACCTGAGATATTATCTTTTGCATCGCTGCATCAATCTCGGAAGGAGGAAGATTTCCAACATCGATCTGGAATATGCGTTTTTCTGGAGCACGCATGATACGATGGATTAACATAGCGTCTTCCATCAAGCTCAACTGCTTCCATACACGACGTGCTGGTTCAACCATCGACTTACCATATGGTAAAAAGTTACTATCACTCAACAATCTAAAATGGGCAATTTCAAAGTTTTCATATTCCATACCACCACCAAGACCGTCGTGTTGGAACTTTACATAATTAATGTTTTTGGGGTCAGCGCCTTCAACACGGGTAATTTCGTATGGGCTGATTGGATGAACGAGATATACACCATATTCTGGAGAAATTTCCAATCTTAGGAAAAAATCACCATATTTGCACATATTACGGGTCCAAGACCACAAGTTGAATTCAACGTTAAGAATGTCATTGAACAAATTATCAAGAATTTTCTTTATGTTTTCGTTTTGAGAACGAATGGTTAGAACATTACCAAATTCACTCGGAACCAAGCATTCATCGGAGTATATATCCAAAGCTGAAGCGATGATAGGATCCATATCCATAACATCATAATCTCTGAACAATTCCAACCTAGCGGCCTGATAGGCCATCGACATATCACGGTTGTGTAGATTATATGTACTACTTCTTAAACGATTAAAACGATCACGCAAACTGTTTCTGTCGGTTGCGTATTGAATTTCATCCGTGTCTACTATCTTCAGGTTCTTGCCACCCACATTACGAACAATTACGTCCGTACTGAACATTTTCTTCAGTTTATTGAATAGGTTTTTTGTATCTGCCATAAGTTTATCTGTATATATATGGGGCGACTAATATATAAATATACATCGGTAGTATTTTTATATACATAATATCGTTACTTCTGTATAAGCCACCGCAAATCCACCTTTTCTCCCCCACGAATATGCATTTCCCACGAATCTTTTGCTATTCCATATACATTATCTGTTTTACCTGTCATCAAAGGTTTAAAGTTGCTTTTTATATTATCGTTGGAGGAAGAACCTAATCTTGTTAATATAGTTTTCATTATAGTGTCGCTGTCTTTACGAAGACGTAATGCAACGTCTCTGATCCATAGTGCTATACCCATTGCCATAACAAGGTCATCGTTGTATCCATCCATAGCTTCAGCTTTAGCACTAACGCCCGTGGATTTCCATATAAAAACGTTAAGTTCTTCTACAAGACGGTTGCTATGAACTATAACTTCTTTATTTCTAAAATAACTTTCAAGTTTTGATATAACAAGTGGACGAGTTTTGTTGGAAGTTGTAAAGCCGGGAGTCATTTTTTTCTCTTGAGCGTTTATTTTGTTTGTCATCTGATTTTCAACGTCCACATATTGAAGATCTGATGAACTATAAAACAAATTCTGATAGTTTCCGTCTATTACTTCTTGTATTACTGCCCAACCAACGTTTGCGTTTTCTATAACAAGTAACGCATTATTGTACTCAGTTGCCATTGTCATCAACGCTCTGGCATAATCCTTGGTAGGAAGCTTTCCTTTGTATTCTGCCACTTGTTCCATTGTTTCTATTTCAAGTATTTGAGCGGCACTAAAGTCTGACGAATCTCCGCGAGCAACGTCGGCTGAAACCATATACGATTTACCTGGTTCTGGATATTTGAATATCCAATATCCTTTGTCTATTCCACGCTTTTCAATAGGTTCACAAACGTGGGTTTTACTATACCACTCAAGAACGGGTATATCAACAACGGTGTTACCAGATGTACTAAATTCACAATCACATTCTTGAGAAGCTCCCTTTTCTCCAGATAATTTGGTTTGTTCATCACGCCATTTTTGATCACGCTCTGGGTGAAGATGCCAAGGTAAACGAATACGGTTCATGTCGTTCAAACTTTGCTCAGACTCTACCCAAAGCTTATGGAAGAAATTTCCTACGCCGTTTGGAGTAGAAAGAATAATTGCCTTACCGCCGGTGGACAATGTGTATTGGGCAGACAACCATATTTCTTCAATACCATCAATAAACGCAGCTTCGTCAATGATTAACAGAGACAAGGCGGAAGAACGACCAGATGTGCCAGCACTGGATGCGGCTTTGATCTGAGATCCATTCTTTAACTTTAGTGATAGTCGATTGTCTTCCACCGCGGGAACCTTTAACCAACTTGGTAGATTATCATTTCCAAAACGAACCTTGGTAACAATAGCTTTGGATGTTTCCTGAGTAATGCTCAAACACAATATTTCTTTGTCGCTATGAAAGGTCATTAACCAAAGAGCATATCCTGCCACCAACGTGGTAATACCCATTTGTCTGGATTTTAAAATTATGTTTTGATTGTGTTTTACGAAATCTTCCAGCGCTCCATCTTGAAACGGAAATGTAAGAAACGGAAGCGTACCGCGAGTAGGATGTTGGATCTTCACATACTTCTTCATGAAATATATCGGATCCTTCAAGCACTTGGCGTACTCGATTTTCATTATATCTTTAATGTTCTTAGTTTCCGCCATAAAAATTTAAAAATTTGTATCTAGCATATAATGGATGTGAATGTCCAATGTAAACAATATCTGGTATAGAACCATTTACGCTTTTTCTGAATTGTTTTGCGGATAGGTCCAGTATCTTTCCCTCAATTTCAACCCAATCGTGGTTTACAGAATATTCATCTTGACCATCCCAATCGTCGCAGTCCATATACTTTTCAGCGTCTGGTTCGTCTAAAATGAAATTTCCGACTATATGCTTAGCGTTTACCCCGCGGGCATTCAACTCTTTGGTTAAATCCTTGGCAATAAGCTCGCACGCACCTTTTACATTTGGGTATTTTTGAATTATCCTCTGAGAAATACCAGAAATTATATTGTCTTTAGATAAGAGTTCTGCTAAATTCATCTTATCTATATATATCTGAAATTTTATTATATTGACGAGATATTCTCGCTTTTTATATCTCTAATACATTGGTCTATTTTTTCTTTGACCATTTCAAATGATATTTCTTTTGTGCATTCGAAGTTCTTGTTTCTGGGACACCACATCCATCCCATAGTACTCAATTTTAAGCACGTGTCATCTATCGTATCATCATTTAAACAACCATGACATACACTTTTGTTTATTACACGATAGCACCCGGCGTTAAATTCATTGGACTCTTCTGTACACCCGGATATTACTATCGCTTTCTTTTTCATAGAAAAAGCAATCCAAGACAACCCCGAACTTAAACCCATAAAGAAGCTACAATTTTTAATCTGCTCCATTCTGTATTCAATAGGATAATTTCCAGTTTCATTTATAGCACCCGAAGGAATATGATTCCATTTTACTCCTCCTTTACCAAACACCTCATCTCTATCTATAGCAAGAACATCATATCCCAATTTTTTTAGGTATCGCACAACCTTATCCCAACCTGAATTATTATTCCAATATTTCATTTGAGCGGTGGATTGTACACTTATACATACATATTTTTTCTTCTTATTGAATTTTATTGGATTATTTGCTTTTAATTTTGGAATAATTTCCACATAATCCAAATCTAATTGCTTACATGCAACCTTTTGAAGATTGAATCCTGGTTTGAACAACATGTATAATTTATGATGTACATCAGACTGAACATCTTGAGTTTTGGGTATAAATTTTACATTTTCATTGTCTGTATCAAATAAGTTATGCCATTTTGTTTTGACATATACCGTTCCGCCGTGCTTTTTTTGATACACATCGGGATATGGAGAAAACGCGATGTTATCTCCAAGACTTTCTGTAACAAATTCTATTAGTGTGACCATTATATAATTGAAACTCCTCTTTGTCTTACAACTTTGCTCGCACATTCGTTTGCAAACTTGATAGACTGAATAATATCTTTACTTCTGCTATATTCTATAACAAGACCAGCCATGAACGAATCTCCGGCTCCAGATACATCTATGACATCCTGTTGCTCTACAGGATATCTGACCCCGTGATAATAGCAACCATCTTCTCCGCTTGTCTTGATGATTTTTTCTTCAAGATCTGGAGTTATGCTTGCCTCGGACCTGCTATATTCGTGATTATTGATTTTGATAAAAGTGACATTCTTTGCCCAAGGACCAAGAATTTTCTTTGTGTCCAAGAAAACAGAATTGTGATTTTTTGAAATGGTTTCTATGTCTTCTTCTGTAAGAAACCCTTTATCATAATCAGAAACAATAATGTGTTCATAATCATAATTCATGGAATCTATGTTTATGCGTTTGATTTCTTCGGCAGAATCCAATCTAAAAAACATATGATTGGTCGCCTTATGAATATATCTGGTTTTGGTTATATTGTACCAGTTTGGATTGGTTACTATATCACAATCGTCAACCATTGTCTTGATGTTGCGATATACATTCTTAGCCATACCGGGATTGTCGTTTTGATCTATGATCTTTAGAACTGGTACTGGCTTATCTGGGCACATTCTGTTTGCGGAGCAGTATGCATGTACGTCTCTGCAACTATCACCGATTACTAATATTCTTTTTTTCATCAAAATAGAGTTTTCTTTTCAACAATCATAGAAGGTCTGGAAGAAGCGATAGCTTTTCTATATGCTTCAAGCATCTCTTCACCGTTCTTTGGTACGTATATTGGGAAAGTGACCATCTTCTTGAATCCTTCTGTAAAGTCCTGTGAATGTGTAGGACCAGAATAGAATGGACCGCCGTCGGCAACAACGGTCTTTAGAATAACTGGACACTTATATTCTCCGTGAGAAATACGTTCGATATAGTTGATATGGTTGATGATAGCGTCCGCAGCCACCAACATAAAGTCGTGACGTTCAATATAAACGACTGGACGATAACCCTCAAACGACATACCGATAGCCAATCCAGTCATCAAGTTTTCGGCAACTGGAGTTTCTATCTTCTTTTCATCCGGTACAAATACGGTGGTACCCATAGCGTTTCCATAAACGACGTTGTAACCAATGAAAACTGAATTTTGTTGTCCGATCTCTGTCATAGCCTTGATGACAGCGTCCTTGTATGAAATCTTTTCTGTTGTGATCGGAGGCAGAACTTCTGGAGCCAGATGTGGGAAATATTCCGCATCTGTCTTTTGCTTCATCTTGGAGATATCAATTCGTTCGTTGATACGAGCGTGAGGATATGTGATCTCGTACTTGTATCTTCTGACACAGCTCGGGAACATTTCCTCAAGTGACTTACCCCAACGAACAGTCTTTGGAGTTTCAACAGAACGGTTGTTGTCTTCGATGATGAATGTGCAAGGAAGATCAAAACCACTTACATATCTGGCAGCTTCAAATAGATGGCCAGAATCTTCTGTTCCGTCACCAACAAAACACCACACTCTTTGCTTTGAACCCTTCTTCTTTAGAGCAAGAGCGATACCGGCAGAAATAGCGGGAGTACCGCCGATGATAGCTGATGTAAAGAAGTTGAGCTTTCTGTCAAAGATGAACATGCTTCGTCCGTTGAGAATACGATCCTTGACGGTTTCTCTTGGAATACCAGACAAGATGGCATGATAATGGTTTCTGTGATTGGAGATGACATAATCACCTTCATTCATTTCATTGAAGATATCAATAAGTTGGTCCTCGTTGCCACCGGAAAGGTGAAAAAGGAATGGAAGCTTGCACTCTTTGTATAGAGTTACAATCTCATTCTCAAAATTGATCAGGTCTTGTTTGGTCAGGTTTGTTTTTTTCATATTAAATGTCTATCATTATTCTTCCACTTGAACCAGACTTCAACATTGAAACGGCAAGATTGATGTCTGACAAAGAATATCTATGAGTTACAAGGTGTTGAAGATTAATTTTATTGTTTTTATAAAGATTAATATATCTTGGGATATCAACGTCAGGATCAAATCCACCGGCTTGGGTTGTTCTGATGGACTGTCCGTTTGTGGAGAATAGTTTGCCTGGGTTGTTTATAGCCAAAGAAGAGCCAGGCTTTGGTTGTGCTACAAGAATGCATCTACCTTGTTCCGACATAGTCTCCAACAACTGTGAAAGAAGCTGTAGGATGCCTGTGGTATCTATGATACAATCAAATTTCATCTTCTTGACAGTTTCTATATCTTCTTCCGAATGAAGGAAGGTTCCGCCATTCTTTTCGACCATAGACTTTTTATCTTTGTTGATATCCATGCCCCAGACCAAAGCGTGAGAAAGATGGGAGGCGTAGATACAATTTAGACCAACTCCGCCGCAACCCAATACAAGAACTCTTTCACCAAACTTGATATTAGCATCTTTGTTTACTACGCTGAACCCAGTGGATATACCACAACCAAGAAGAGCAGCGAAATCGTTGCTGATATCTTGATCAATCTTTGTTATTCTGTTTTCTGATACAACCGAGTATTCTGACAATGTGGTTATTTTACCACCAGACATACTTCTGCCATTCCAATTATATTGTGGGAAGTTAGCTTCAATACCAGATGCTTTTCTCCAATGCAATACTACCTTGTCACCAACTTTGACTTTTGATACTCCTGGTCCAGTCTTTTCTACCAAACCACATCCTTCGTGACCGACAAGATGGGGCATAAACTTCTCATTCCCCTTGAGCCCAGCAATTTCTTGTAGTTGTGCTCCACACAATCCACTTACAAGAACCTTTACAAGCACTTGCCCATATTCAAGATTGACTGGAAGATTGACTTCATCCACAACCAACGGTTCATTTTTCTTTACAAGTATTGCTGCTTTCATCCTTTTTTCTTTCCGTATATAACGCCCTTGAGGTCACACAAAGTATACCAAGATTCAAACGCTAAGTTCAAGCATTTGACATCAAATCCGGCTGCTATCAATTTATCAACTATGAATTGGGTTCTGTGATTTTCGTTATGATGAAATTCGATCAAAACTTGGTCTATGTTCTTCAAATCCTCGACGGATAAGCTATTAAATATGTCATATTCATATCCTTCTATATCCAACTTCCAAAGATTGATTTTTTCACACTTTGTTTTTTTAATCAAGCTTTTCAAAGATATGCATTCCACGGTCACCGGCCTAGCGTCGCCAACCATATTTTCGGTATCATATTTTTTTTGATTATCTATCTGAAATGAATTTAGTGTGGTTTTATCCGTGAAATAAAATTGCTTCTGTCCATCTTGAGTGTCTAAAGCCACATTATATCTTTCAACTCTGGTGTCGAATGTTCTGTCTAAAATATAATATGATGGAGATGGCTCTAAACAAACAACTTTGCTTGCTTTTCTCTTTAAGCAATAGTCGGCAAAAGTTCCACAACTTGCTCCAACGTCAAATACAACATCGCCTTCTTGAACAATATTGTTCAAAAACGAATTATTGTAGAAATCGAGATATTGGATGTAAAAACAGTCAGATACGTTTAGATCGCTTGAATCATCCGAGTAAAAATATTTTGGAGTAGGTCTATCAACAATTTTTATTTCAGAACTAAAAAGTTTTACTCCATTTTCATACAAGGAAAAAATAAAACCTGTGAAGTCTGTGTTAAGTAATTTAACTCTGCTTGTTGGAGAAACAAAATAATTTACTCCGGCTGTAATTTCCACATCTTTCCAATAAAAGCATGTTAAATTGGAAGTTCTTTCTTTTAAAACAATGGTTACTTTTTTAAAAGATTTGGTTAAAACAAAGTTTAATTTGTTTTCATCTTTTTCAAAGCTCCAAGATAAATTTATTGCTGTTTCGGTGGATTCACTCATTTGATGTTCCTAATTTCTATAGATGATGTAATATACTGACTCTTTGATTGTATTAAGTCAAGAATTAATGATGCAATTTGTTGAGAATCCATAAGATCTGAATAGTTTAGTCTATTTTCCGTCATTTTTGTTTTCATGGCACCTACATAAATATCCACCACCTTGATTTTTGAATTCTTCTGATTTATTGAAAGTGAAGAACCAAAACCAGAAAGTCCGAACTTTGATGCACAATATACAGATTCATTATAGTTTGGTTGTTTTCCGGCCAACGAGTTTATATTGATTATCCAACCAGATTGATTGGTAAGAGTCAAATGTTTATAAAGATATTTGGAAAGAAGCATAGGAGCTACAAGATTTACGTTTATGATTTCTTGTATTCTTTGATCTGAAACATCCATAATACCATCTCCACAATATATTCCAGCATTATTTATCAAACAGTTGATGTTGTTTTTGACAATGTATTCTTCCATTTTTTGAACACTGTTGATGTCAGAAAAATTACAAAATTCATATTTGTTGTTTTGGTTGTTGCGATTTGCTTGACCATAAAACTGAACGTTTCTGTTGGAACATTCTTTTTCAAGAGATTGGCCCAATCCACCCGATATTCCCGTCACCAATATTTTTGGAAAATTTTGTTTGATTGAAATGTTTGTATCTTCCACCAATCCATCTCGAACGTCTATATAAACCAAAACTTCGGTGTATTTATTCAAAAAGTCTGGGTTAAATAAATCCCACTTGATGTCTGTTCTAGCCGTAAAATCATAAACTTTGTAATTCTTGAATCGTCTCAGATAATTGTCTCTGAAGTTTGCGAATTTTTCTTTAAATCCATTCGGACCAAGATGCCATTCACCAGCTATCTTTTTTACGTTCTTGGTTAACCAATCAAAATTCTCATCGGTGAAAATATCATACTCTCCTCCTTCACAATCGATCTTTAGAAAATCGATTTTATCTATGTTATTTTCTTTAATTAAGTCGGAGAACGTGATGGTGTTAAAATCTTCGGTTATTTTGAACGTCAATCCATTTTTAATAGATTGGCGTTTGTAAGATATTCCCACGTTCAATAACGTGTGTGGAGCACCTTTGAGTTTATTCTTGATGGTTTCTTGTCTTGAAGCTCCTGGTTCCAACGTCAATATTTTCTTAGGTTTTCTTTTTGAAGCAGCATAAGAGAACCAACCAAGAAATCCTCCTATATCAACGACTATATCGTCTTTTTCAACCTTGAAGAATTTTTCATATACGGTACCTTCTTTTTTAAAGAACTCTTCGTATATGATATATTTTTCTTTGGCACTTATGTCTTTTTCTTCTTCGACATATTCAAGTTCTTTTCTATAATCCAAATCAATGACATCGTTTATTTTTTTGATGACCATCTCCGGAGTTATTTCCTTGGTACATTCAAAATTTTTGTTTCTCGGGCAAAAATCCCATTTTGATTTGTCAAATGGTATTTCGTTGGCACAACCGTGGCAAACGTTTTTATTCATTCCAACTCTAAATGGACTATAAAATTCAGTCCAGACATCGCTGATACCAGAAATCATTATTACAGGAGTACCAACCGACCAAGACAACCAAGATAAACCAGAAGTCAATCCTATGAAGAATTCAGCCCCTGCGACTTGGTTTATTCTTTCTTCTATAGGAAAATCTCCGGTTTTATCAATTGCTCCTTCTGGTATAGAGTTTTGATAGTTTTCCGTTCCAAAAACTTTGTACTTGTCTATACACCAAACCTCATAGCCAAGACCGTTGAGATATTTGATTACTTCATCCCATCCGCCCTTTCTGTTCCAGTATTTGTATTGAGCGGTGCTTTGTGTAGCGATACATACATACTTTTTTCCATCGTTGTATGTTTTATTAAATTTTAATTTTGGCTTTATTTCCATTTCTCCAAAACCAAGAATGCTTGGAGCGATGGAAGATAAAGACAACTGTTTCGGATCGTGGAAAATTTTTCCTTGCCAATCTTCGTAATAATATCCCAATCTATAAGATGCATAGTAAGAAAGATCAGAGTCGGTTGATGATAAAAACTTTATATTTGGGTAATTTTCTTTGAATATTTTATTCCAAGTGGGATCAAATACCACACAACTTAATTCACAGTTGTGTTTTTTCTGAAAGGCGTCAATCGCTCCAATGTATGCAAGCAAATCTCCCATAGAGTTTGTGTCGCATGTAATCTTTACTCTCTTTCCTTTTAGATTGAATATTGTCTCCTTTACTATTTCGTTTCCGCATTTGACAACAATTTTCCAATTGAAAAAATATCTCATGCTTGGAGAAGACCACATTCCATTCTTTATTTTTGTGGAATATATGTTTTTTCCATTCGAGTTATCAATAAAATCTATGGAATATTCTTTTTCCACATTTCCTACTATCTCGACTTTGGCTCCTTCTATGAAAGAAATTTTAATTTCATTTTTATTTTCATCCACCGATTTATCATATGGACGCCAAACCGGCTTGGTTTCGTTGTATATTCTTGTTAAAGTTTGTTTCATTTGATATTTAAAAGTTTTTTGATTAGTTTAATATTCTCCGTTGGATTATTTGTGACCAAATAATTAACTTCATCATACTTGTCATACATACCTTGATATGTGTGAAGATTGTGTATTAGAGACGGCAATCCCCAAGAAATGGATTCTTTTATTACAATTGGAGATGTTTCCATGATAGAAGTAAATACCATGAGATCCGCGGCTTGATAAAACTTTTCAACGTCGTTTCTTTCTCCCCATATTAAACAGTTTGGGGGAAGGTTTGCCATTAACGGTTTCCAATAATCCTCAAAGTTCCCAGCCTGATTTCCTATGAAATGAAACTTTATTTTTTCATTGATAAGAGACCTTGCGTATTCTATCAATTCACCCTGATTTTTTCCTTTGGTGAAAAGTCCAACGTTTATAACGTGTTTATATCCATCCAAAAAGTTTAATTCTTCTTTATATTTCTTTTTGTCTGGTTTCATTTTTACGACCGGATATTCTACTATTTCGGCCGGAACACCATGTTCCTTGAACATATCAACCTGTTGTTGACATACAAATAGGTATTTGTCTGGGAAAAACTTTTTGTCTTTTGGATTAAAATATATTCCGTGGGAAGTTTCAAATATAGTATATCTTCTGTTTTCTGAGTATATCTTTTTTGCTATGTCCTTAGAAATATATTCTTCCGAGAATTCCTCCAGATGAATTACGTCTGGATCAATTTCTTCAATTATGTCCAACAGCTTCTCTTTAGGTAAATCCTGCAATCTATAAAATTTGTCTTTTAATAGATCGACTATTCTATTTCTTTGAACCACATAAAAGGTTGCCACTTGGTCATATTCTACACAATATACATCAAAATCGTCCATCAAAAGTCTAATCTTTTTCTCAAGATATTGCGGCATTCCTCCAGTCGATAGATGGGGAGTAATAAACAAAATTCTCTTTTTTCTTGGTTTGTTATACTTCTCCAAAAAGTTTTTAATCTTTTCGTGTCCAATTTTTCCGACGTTTTCCCATTCAAATTTTTCTCGAATTTCTTTGGAGTCAATAAGGGCTTTTTCTTTGTATTGTTTGTAGTTTGTATAAACATCTCTGAATACTTCCGACAAGTGATTCCAATCTGGCTCATAATAATTTCCAGAGTTTTCTACTGTATTTGGGATTTCTCCTGCTATTTTGACAGGGTGCCCCTTTCCACTTGCAAATTCCAACTGAGCCGAACAATCCGAATATATGGAAGGAGTTCCACATGCCATCGCCTCAATCAGAGGAAGGTTCCAACCTTCGCCTCTTGAACATGACACAAACACATGTCCTTTTCTCAAGAATTTTATATAGTCTTCTCTAGAAGGGAAGTGAACAACCTTAACTCTTGGATCTTCAAAACCAAAGGCCTTTAATCTTTCTTCGGTTGATTTGTATTTGTCATCTGGAAATGGATTGTCCACGGAAAGAATAAAATCCACTGGCTCATCTTTTCCAAAAGTTTTAAGAAATGTTTCTATTATTTCTTGTGTAGCTTTTCTATGGCTCCATCTACCAAATATTATAAATTTGAATCTACCATCAGCGTAATGTTCATCAAATGATACATCTTTTGGATAAAAAGTTTTAGAATCTACTCCGGCTGGAACAACCTGTATTTTGTCTGCTTTATATCCTTGAGCAATCATGCATTCTTTTTGCCAAGTGCTGGCTGTCCAAAATTCGTCAAATGTTTTTGCCTGCTCAAAAAACGCAGGTGGAAGAAGGGTCGATTCCCAAACAGTATAAGCTATCTTCGGACGGCTGTATGTTTCAAAAAAATAGTGGTGAGGAACAATGTCAGCCACAATCTGAACATCCATAGGTTCGGTACTTGGTCTTTTTCGATATATCGGAAAATTTACCAGCTTTCCACCATCTCCCCACAACGACTGGACATTAATAAGCCTCTTATCTAAATCGGTAAGATATTTTTCTTCCGTGTGAGGATCTTCGCTCATTCCCTTCCAATTTTTTCCGACGGTAAAATTTCTAATTTTAACATCGCAATTTTTTGAAAGAGATCTGAAAAAATCTCTAAAGTGATTGTTTATTCCGGTATTACCTATATACGAAGTGTGTCCAAATACTTTTATTTCATTCATACTAAAGAATATATAAAATTGTTAAAATTGTGTCAATCTGTTTTTTTCATTACTTTTTCAATTTCCGCGTTTACCTTTTTTAGTTCTTTTTCTGCGGACTTTATTTTTTTGAGGCAAGTTACAAAATCTTTTTTTACATTTTCAAGAAGTTCGCCACGAGCTTCGTTGCTCCATTCTTCAACCATACCAGTTTGGTTTGCGTAAGTGATTGTTTTTGAATCTTCACTTTCCAAATAATCTTTGCCTTCTTTGAGCTTTTGTCTAATATCATTCAGATAAGACAATTCGTTCTCAATAAGCTTCTTTGTTTCATATAACTTGAATTGACCTTTGATACGAAGCTGAGTTTCTTCTTCAACTAAGCAATCCAAGCACTTCTTGGTCTTATAGTACATCTTACGATCTTGTCTTGTACCCCAACGAATTTCACGACCACAACAAGAACACTTTTCATTCATTTCTTCACGAATGATGTCCATAACGCGAGTAACGGTTTGCGGACCATTAGCGGTTTGTATCCAGTTTTTACCACTGGAATCTGTCCAAGTTTCTCCCTCTTTGCGAATGATATACTTGTCTTTGTCTCCTACATAACCTACTTGAATGAACGGACGTTCTCCATCCAAATAACCTTTTACAATATCAATATTGCTTTTACTTTGGGCTCTTTTCATAATAACCTTTGTTGGTTATATATATGAATCAACCCGAGGTTTCTTGTGAAGATTTTATTCTTTTATCTAACAACATTCTTAATAGATAAATCGTGTACGCATCACCTTGATATGGTGGTTTTTCAATAGCATTTGAGATATTATCAATCTTCTTTTGTAAAAAATCCAGTTGATTTTCTGTCTTTTCTATAGTATCTGGATCTACTTCTTTAGCTTTTTTTATCTTTTCCCATTCTGTCTTAGTAGCCTGAAACTCTTTCTTAGCAGAACCGATAACCTCATTTGCTCTCGATCTGACCGCTGCGGGAGACATATCAACTGTAGTTTTTAGTTGATTATATACTTCAAGAGCAATTTTGTTGGCGGATTCGTCGTCCGTAACTTGTCCTACTCTTTGTTTAGCAGCGGCTACAGCTTTGTTGAGTGTAGCAGCGTGTGATGTGGTCAAACCAAGCACTTTGGTCAAAAAATCTCCGTCTAATACCTTTTCAGTGTTTCCAGCAGCTTTTCTTGTTCCCCAAGTCTTTTCAGCGATCTTGTGAAAGATTTCAGATGTTCCTTTTATAAAAATGGGTTCGTCTGGTAGGTCTATTTTTAATACAACTCCCTCAACTGGATATTGACGAGAAGCGTCCGAACTGAGGAAGGTATTTATTCTTTCAGCGTATTGATTCAACACCCCTTGCATTTGTTCTTTAATTTTACGTATAATTTTTTTAAGTGTATCTTTTTCTGGACTTTCTTTTCTACTTCTTAACAAAGCCTCCGCCTCTTTCAATTTGTTTGGACTTGCTACAAGCTTTTGTATACCAGAAAGATTAAACACAAGTCCCTCACGACTTAGTGAACCATGTTTGTTGATGTTGTATATCTTCCATTCTGGATCATCTGGAGACTCTAATTCTTGTACTACCGTATTATCTTCTCCATGCTTTTCACAAACGGCACTAAAACACACAAACGCTCCCTTGTTTCCAAGTTTGGATTTGTTATATTTGGTGGAAGCAAACACAATATCTCCAAGTTCGTCACCCTTGTGAGTCAATACTGGGAACATTTCGGACGACACCTTGAATGCTCCATGTTTCTTTTTGACGGCTTGAAGTTTATTCTGAAAAGGTTTGTATGAGTTTAAGAAATTTAAAGCTTCATAAAAATGAACCGTGAAGGGATTGTTTAATTTATCGGCATTTGAAATAGTCACCTCTCCACTGTTCGCCGACTCTACAAAAAATTGTCCTTGAGCGTTCAATCCCCATTTACAAGGAGAACCGTCTAACTTTTCGGTGACGGACGCTTGATCCGTAACCGCCAAGTTCATCTTTCCTTGTTTTACCAATGGTTGTATCTTTTGAAGAAAACTTAAAAACTCCGTGTCAGACATTTCGTTGGCACCAGAGAATCGTTGAATAGATAGTTTCGCTTCTCCAAGATTTTCTTCGTTCAACTTTGGATGTAGAAGATCTGGTTCAGATTGTTGATTCTTTGCCAATGTTTCCTTGTATGCATCAACAATTTCTTTTCTGAGTTGTGGGAATTTGAAATCTTTTGATTTAAACAGATTATATACCTTTTCAAATGTATCTATGTCTTTGAACGATTTGTCTTCACCAAACAAGAACTTGGCTACAAAGTCCATATCTGTTGACTTTAACTCTCTACTTACTTCTTTACGTTTTCCCTTTGCGTCAATTGTAAACTTTTGTAGGAAAAATCCTTCCGCTGGACTTAGCATATACTTTTGCTTTAATCCTCCTGGACCAGCATCTTCGATGATTTTTGAGAATATCTCAGCGATGAATATGTTTCTGAATTTTGCCTTATATTCACTTTCTGGAGCACCCGAGTAGAACTTTTCTCTCCAAGATCTTACTCCAAGCATAACGTCTACTTGAGCATAAGGAATTTTCTTTGGATCTTCGGTTCCGTCTTGATTTATGAACTTTTGATTGACTGCTTTTCCAAGAAGGTGAAATTGATTTAACCCCTTGGCCGACTTGGCTCCGGGTATTTTCTTTGGTATAGCATCAAACAACTCATCTTTGGTGGCAGTTGGAGGAAGTTTTAGAAACTTCAACATATCAGCCGTATCGATGGCTATATCAATGTCTCCAAGCAAAGGTTTGGTGAAATTTCCTATTTTGGAATATGGAACTTTGGACAGTCCATTATCCTTCAATACATTTTGAATTGTTGGATCAAGGTTTTCTCTTTTGACCTTGGTGACTTCTTCGTCAAAAATATTACCGCCTTCTTCAAGTTTTTTCTTGGCGGGTTTTTCTGGTGGTACATAACCAGAAGCTTCTTTAAATTTATTAGAAAGCATTTGAGCGATCTTTGGATCATACCATCCAAATATCTTCTTGAACGTTTCTTCCGATGGATCTGTTGCGATCATATTTCTGATCTCGGTTCCGCTCAATTCCATTCCATCGACTTTAAGAGAAAAGTGAGGAACTATAATCAAATATCCATGTTTGGTAAAATCTTGAAGATTGTCTTTATTTTGTTCGTAAAATTGAAGATATGCTGGAGAACCGTCTTTTTTAACTCCACCCACTTTGAATCTGTCAGCGTCCTTTTTACCAAAACCAAATACCACCGCTGATCCGTCTGGAAGTAAATCAAGCACTTCTGTTGCGGTATATGGACTCTTTGTTTGTATGATTTTGTCAGCGGGAACTCCATACTTAACCCACACGGCTTTCTTTTCTGCAAAATTTAATGGACTATCTGGAAGTTCCACCTTGTCGGTGGTTGCTACATATACCTTATCTTTACCAAACTTATCAGCTAACCATTTATATGCTTGATAATGATGTGGGCCAGCGGGATGAAAACGACCTGGATAAATCGCGTATACGTCTTTTCCAACAACTTCGGTGTATACTTCTTCTATGATTTTCTCTATTAGGTCGTTCATATTATTATAAATATATATGACAGTACATAATCGTGTCATTTTTTACTCAAAGTTTCAAGTTGATTTTCAAGTTTCTCGATACGATCTTGCTGAGCTTTGATTGCTTCAATAAGTAGAGGAACAAGCTTCTCGTAACGTACTGTCATGTACTTTTCATCGATTGGTGCTGGTGCAACAATTTCTGGAAGAATTGCGTTGACTTCTTGGGCAGATACACCGACCTCTCGTTTCTTTTTATATCCCAAGGAGACCGCGATGTCATTTGCTTCAAAATAAAACCCAGACAGCGCTTTAACTTTCTCAATTGGATTTTCAATCGGACCAATCTTTGTCTTCAAACGTTCGTCGGAATAATAAGCGGTTATGTTGTCTGTGGCACGAATTTCGCCGGTGGTTCCGGATGGGGAAGTCCCAACGCCCAGCGAATTTGTTATACGTGATGATCCACTTACAACAAATGAACCTGTAATTATTGTGTCTCCATTAACATCCAATAATGAATTTGGATCTAGTTTTCCCACACCTATTCTACCAGAAGTTTCAAACAAAACTGAACTGTTTATTACATTTGTGGCTGAAGAAAACTTGGCTATATATCCAGAGGTTCCAGAGTTTGCAACGGATGTTCCAGAAGACCCGCTGGTTCCAGAAGAACCGTTTGTGCCCGCTCCTCCATTTACTCCACTCGTCCCACTTGTTCCGGATGCTCCACTTGACCCGCTTGTGCCGGAAGATCCAGACGTACCGTTTGTTCCAGAAGATCCGCTACTTCCGGAAGTTCCACTTGTTCCACTTAGACCAGAAGTTCCACTGGTTCCAGATGCTCCGCTTGATCCGGATGTACCGGACGAACCACTAGTACCGGAAGATCCGTTTGTTCCACTTGTGCCAGAGGTTCCACTGCTACCACTTGTTCCACTCGCTCCAGAAGAACCAGACGTTCCAGATGTACCACTGCTTCCGCTTGTGCCAGAAGTACCGCTTGATCCGCTTAATCCAGACGTACCGCTTGTTCCAGACGCTCCACTCGTGCCAGATGTGCCAGAGCTTCCAGATGTACCGCTTGTACCGGATGTTCCACTAGAACCACTTGTACCAGAAGAACCGGAAGTACCGGACGATCCGCTTGTTCCACTTACTCCAGATGTACCACTTGTACCAGATGCGCCGCTTGTTCCGGAGGTACCACTGCTTCCACTGGTTCCACTGGTTCCGTTTGTGCCTGAGGTACCATTTGTTCCAGAAGTTCCATTGGTACCAGATGTACCATTTGTGCCGGACGTTCCATTGGTGCCCGAAGTTCCGTTTGTTCCACTGGACCCACTAGTTCCAGAAGACCCGCTTGTACCATTTGTTCCACTTGATCCGCTGGTGCCAGACGAGCCACTAGTACCATTAGTACCGCTTGTTCCGTTGGTGCCACTCGAACCATTTGTTCCAGAAGATCCGCTTGTTCCTGATGTTCCACTAGAACCGCTCGTTCCATTTGTGCCGCTGGTACCGTTGGTTCCACTGGTTCCATTTGTTCCAGATGACCCGTTGGTGCCACTGGTGCCGTTGGTTCCTGACGTTCCATTGGTTCCACTGGTTCCATTTGTTCCAGATGATCCGTTTGTACCGCTTGTGCCATTTGTTCCCGAAGTTCCGTTTGCTCCACTTGATCCAGACGTTCCTGAAGAACCGCTGGTTCCGTTGGTACCAGAAGACCCGCTTGTTCCAGAGGATCCGCTTGTACCACTTGTTCCGTTTGTTCCAGATGTTCCGCTGGTACCGGAGTTTCCAGAAGAGCCAGATGTACCACTGGTTCCAGAATTTCCAGAGGTACCCGATGTTCCATTTGTTCCCGAAGATCCAGATGTGCCACTTGACCCGTTAGACCCACTTGTTCCACTCGATCCGCTAGAACCATTGGTACCAGACGTTCCACTCGTACCACTATTGCCGCTTGTTCCCGATGTACCGCTTGAACCACTAGTTCCCGATGCTCCAGATGACCCGCTTGTGCCGCTTGTTCCAGAAGTTCCCGACGATCCGCTTGTACCGTTCGTACCAGAAGTTCCATTTGTTCCCGAAGTTCCATTTGTACCGCTTGTTCCATTTGTCCCAGAAGTTCCATTTGTTCCAGATGTTCCACTGGTGCCGGAGTTTCCAGAAGAACCAGACGTTCCGCTAGAACCGCTGCTTCCCGAAGTTCCGCTGGTACCTCTGGTTCCAGATGTGCCGCTTGTACCAGATGTTCCACTTATTCCACTGGTGCCGCTCGTTCCACCGCCCAAAGAATTTAATGCGTAGCTGGCCGTAATTGCATAAGACGCCGTACCAAATAAAGATCCAGTGATACCGGCTGATACTCCAAGAGAACCAGTTATCACAGCACTTCCGCTGACATCAAATACAGCGCTAGGATTTGTTTTTCTTATACCAATTCTACCTCCACCGGTTAAAACCATCATATCTTCGTAATCGGTTTCTCCCCCTCCACGATTTACGTAGAATTTCAATTGACCACCCCAATCACCAGGATTCAATCCAGTACTGGTCGTATCATATAAACCAGAAATTCCGGCATATCTCCAATTTGGTGTAGCGGGAATTGCTACAGACAATGGATCATAACCACTGAATGTAATTTTTCCTCCTGTTCCATTGGCTGTGTTATAATTGTGAAGATTCAACATGTCAGCAACGGAATTGCTTGAAGTATACAAAGTTTCCATTACTCCAGGGCGTGTAATTGTGTCTCCAATCGTTATATATTTTCCATCATCAAATATGGCACTTCCAGCTATATTATTTGAACCAGAATTATAATATCCCACAGCCAAACTATTTTCTGCGACGTTGTTTGTAGCAATATTGTATCTGGAGCTAGATTCCATGTATACATGTTTCGTTCCACCTCTAAACACATTATTTGATACTACGTTGGCAGATCCGGTATATCCTCCAATATAAATTGATTTTCCTGTTCCGGCATTAAACAATGTGTTACTTGTTATCGTACTTTCATACATGTTCAAACCATTAATCAACGTTGCGGTTGTATCTGCTATAATAAGATTATTGCTAATATAACAAGATTCAACGTTTTTTAGAACTATTGAATCCCCGCTGTTTCTAGCATCAATATGGCTGTTTAATATAGAAACAAGAGCAACACGCCCAGCAATATTTCTTCCAGCCCAGTCGGTTCCAGCAATTCCGGTAAATGCGGCGTTGCCATCGACATAGATCCCACACGTCACAGGAACAAACAATAACTGAGAAAAGGTCATTCCTTCCGTGTTCATTCCCGCCGCGGTATAATCTACGGTATTTATTTTTATACCCGTGTTCCAATGATTGAATTGACTTTGGTTTACAGAAGAATTTACGCAAAGTCTTTTAAATTCAAGTCCAGTACCAACCCAACCACTTCCAGTCGGGTTTCCATGAAAGAAACATCTATCTATTCTTGTATTCCAAGCCGATTCTACGGTTACAGCTTTTAACCAATAATTTGAATTATCAAATGATAAAACTTGAACACCCGATAAATCAACGGAAACATTTTCGTGTTGAGATGTACTAGTTGTTCCATATGTTATGTCAATTGCAGATCCCGAAATTGCCGTGGCCGCGTGAAATCCAAGATCTCTTATAGCCACTTGATAAACGGAATCGGACGTAGTACCATTATCCATATTGAATTTTATGGCCGTGTCATTTCCCGTCTGTTTTATTATAGATACATTGGCACTATTTCCAAACAAAGCTATATCACAACTTGGATTACTTGTTAATTGTAATGCGCCCGTAATTACATATACTCCATCAGGAAAGTAAACCGATCCTGTTTTTACAGCCTGAGAAGCAGAAATTGCGGTCTGAATAGCCGTGGTGTCATTTGTAACACCATTCCCCGTTGCCCCATAGTCTTTAACATTAAAATAGGAAGTATCTGCTGATTTTAATGCATATGAAGCTGTTCCAAATAAAGATCCTGTTATTCCGTTTAAAACATCCAAAGATCCAGATATTTTCACACTTCCCGTCATCATAAAACTGCCACTGATGTCAAGTGTGGCTTGTGGAGATGTTTTATTTATTCCCACATATGTGCCAGCATCAAATATTATAGATTCTGTAGAAGTTTGATTTGCCGCATATTTTACAACATAGTTTAATGATCCTGATATAGCCAAGGAGGTGCCGCTTGTGCCAGAAGTTCCGCTTGCACCATTTGTTCCAGATGATCCATTTGTTCCACTTGTTCCATTAGTACCACTCGAACCATTTGTTCCCGAGGATCCACTTGTTCCAGATGAACCAGATGTACCATTAGCTCCACTACTTCCAGATGTACCAGAGCTCCCAGATGTACCGCTTGTGCCAGAAGAACCACTTTGTCCAGAAGTTCCACTTGTTCCTGAAGAACCAGACGTACCGCTTGTACCAGATGTACCACTTTGTCCAGATGTACCGCTTGTTCCCGATCCTCCATTTACTCCACTTGATCCACTGGTTCCAGAAGAACCGCTTGTTCCAGATGTTCCACTCGAACCAGAAGAACCACTTGTGCCAGAACTTCCCGATAGTCCGCTGGTTCCAGAAGACCCGCTTGTTCCAGATGTTCCGCTAGACCCAGAAGTTCCATTGGTACCGCTGGTTCCACTCGTACCAGATGCACCACTCGTTCCACTTGAACCAGACGTTCCATTTACTCCGCTTGTACCGCTTGTACCGCTTAAACCGCTTGTTCCAGATGAACCGGATGTTCCACTTGTTCCAGAAGTGCCAGACAATCCATCCGTTCCAGATGTGCCATTTGTACCGCTTGACCCAGATGTTCCGTTTGTTCCAGATGTTCCGTTTGTTCCCGATGTGCCATTTGTTCCAGAAGTTCCGTTAGTTCCTGATGTACCGTTTGTACCACTTGAGCCAGATGTTCCAGAAGATCCATTTGTTCCACTCGTTCCAGAAGTGCCGCTACTTCCAGAGGTTCCACTGAAGCCACTGGTTCCAGAAGATCCAGAAGTTCCACTAGAACCATTTGTTCCCGATGTTCCATCAGTTCCACTGCTACCAGAAGTGCCGTTAGAACCATTAGATCCAGAAGTACCACTTGTTCCGCTAGAACCATTGGTACCAGACGTTCCACTCGTACCACTATTTCCGCTTGTTCCTGATGTTCCAGATGAACCGCTTGCGCCGCTTGTTCCACTTGTGCCAGAAGTTCCCGACGATCCGCTTGTACCGTTCGTACCAGAAGTTCCATTCGTTCCGCTGGTACCATTAGTTCCTGACGTGCCATTTGTTCCTGAAGTACCATTTGTGCCACTGGTACCATTGGTTCCGGATGTTCCGTTTGTCCCAGATGTTCCATTCGTTCCGCTGGTACCGTTGGTTCCAGATGTTCCATTAGATCCGTCAATCCCAGAAGTTCCTGATGTTCCACTCGAACCATTACTACCACTTATTCCGCTTGTACCGTTTGTTCCCGAAGTTCCAGATGTTCCACTAGACCCGTTAATACCAGATGTACCACTTGTACCCGAAGTTCCGTTTGTACCAGAAGAACCAGAAGTTCCACTCGAACCATTTGTTCCACTGGCGCCGCTTGTTCCAGAAGTTCCGTCTACTCCTGATGTACCACTGGTTCCAGACGATCCAGAAGTACCAGAACTGCCACTTGTACCCGACGAACCATTTGTTCCAGAACTACCACTGGTTCCTGAGGATCCGCTACTTCCATTTGTACCCGACGTTCCAGAAGTTCCGCTGGTTCCAGATGTAGACGTATATGCCGCCGAGGCAACTCCTATATTTTTTACGTTTACTATAATTGAAGGAGCCGCGGGAGCATTATATGGATCCGGTGGATTTGTTCTGGCCGGAATTGCTGTTATTTGAGTATACTGTGTTGATGCCGCCATCATCAACTCAATATAATCACCTTGTAACGCATCTACGATGATGCTTACAAACGGAAGCTGCAATACAGAGTTCGATACCAGTTTAAAATATGAGTCGCTTCTTGGAATATCTGTTCCGTTCTTTCTTACCCACCAGTGAACAGTTGAGTCCGTTCCTTGAGTTTTTTCTACTTGTGGAGAAAAAGAAAATTCGTATATTCCAGAATGCCCAAAAGTTATTTTTGAATTATCCACCACCGATATTCCATTTTCTATTTCAACGGCGTTATAAGTAATGGACATAGTAACGTCTGCGCCAGGCACAACCTGATCTTGGTCGCTACTATATTGAGCATAGTAGTTTACCACTTCTACACCAGATGTACCGCTGGTTCCCGAAGTACCATTTATACCACTGGTTCCGCTAGTTCCGGAACTTCCATTTGTACCACTGGTTCCGTTTGTGCCTGATGCCCCCGACACTCCAGATGAACCAGACGTTCCGCTACTTCCGCTTGTACCACTACTACCACTTGTGCCAGAACTTCCATTTGTACCACTGGTTCCGTTTGTACCAGAGATTCCACTAGATCCAGATGAACCATTGGTTCCTGAAGTCCCACTTGTACCGCTTGTTCCACTTTCACCGCTTGTGCCAGAAGTTCCACTATTGCCTGAGCTTCCTGAAGTTCCGTTTGTTCCCGATGAACCAGAAGACCCACTGGTTCCAGAAGAGCCGTTTGTTCCACTACTGCCATTTGACCCAGAACTTCCACTTGTACCGTTTGCTCCGGACGTTCCAGATGAGCCTGAACTTCCATCTATTCCGCTTGTGCCTGAACTACCACTGGTGCCATCAATTCCACTGGTTCCTGATGATCCGTTTGTACCACTCGAACCATTGGTACCAGAAGTTCCACTTGTTCCGGATGAGCCGGAGCTTCCACCAGTTCCGCTTGTGCCCGAACTGCCACTAGTACCTCCAGTACCACTGGTTCCGCTGGTTCCGCTGGTTCCTGATGAACCGTTTGTGCCACTTGTGCCATTGGTACCGCTTGTTCCATTTGTCCCAGAACTTCCACTACTTCCAGACGATCCACTGGTACCACTACTTCCAGATGATCCGCTAGTTCCACTGGTACCAGATGAACCACTAGTTCCATGTGATCCAGAAGTTCCTGATGAACCATTTGTTCCTGATGAACCACTAGTTCCAGATGTTCCTCTGGTGCCAGAAGTTCCCGAAGAACCGCTGGTTCCAGAGGTTCCTCCACCACCTCCGCCACTTGTTCCGGAGGTTCCAGAGGTTCCAGAAGATCCACCCGCTCCTCCGCCCCCTCCTGTTTGAATACTCAGTCCATCAACATCGACAAAAAATTTCTTGTTTAATGGAAGATATGTGTGGTTGTATTTAAAATTGTATGAGTTTTCTCCGTAAGCCAAATTTCCATTTGAGTCATATAGTTCAACATCTATTTCAAATAACTCATTTTTTACCGTGTTTGGAATAGGAACATTTGCTGAAAAAACGTCTGGAGAATATCCAACAGAATGATATGGTTTTATTGAAACTTGAGAAAGATTCCATCCACCGGCAACAGGAACAATCTTTATTGTTCCAAATTGTGTATTTGGTACAAAGAAAGAGCTGGTATAAAGTTCATTAGCACCATAATTGTAAGAGTTATCAATATAACCTATTTGTGTTATTTCTTCTCCGCTCAAGAAATAAACATACAATTGAGAAGAATCGGTATTTGCGGATTGCCCTCTCACCCTCATAGAAAACTGATACAAACTATTTTCTATTAGTTTTATCGGGTTACTATTATGTACACTACCAGCTAGCAAGTTTTCTTGAGAACTTCCATATGCTGAAAGTAATGAAGGAACATCGTATGAGGCCGTAGGATATGGAAGTTTACTGTTGAACGCCTCGGTATCTCCATACCAATACGAATTGGATAATAACGTTGGAGAAACATATGCGGAAGTTCTGGACGGTTCAGCTACATTATCCTTGAATATAACATAATCGGTTTTAGAAGTGTTGGAAGAGTGTGATATAGAAACCCCATCTATCAACACATCGTTTGATTGATTGAAAGTAAATGATCCATTTTTTAACCAATACTGGTCGGTATACGCCTGAGAATAAAATTCGCCTGGTTTTCCATGAAACGCGTTATCAAAATCTGTGGTCTTGATGCACTCTTGAGGTTCTATTCTTCCTTCCACCAGTAATGTTTTACTTTGGGGAGTGTTTAAGCTTCTTCCATATATCTTGTATGAAGAAACTTGACCGCAAAGAGCACGTAAATTTCTTACTTCTATATGAGCGTAAGCTTTTACCGCCGCGACACTGGCTGAAACATAAGATCTTGGTAAAGTAAACGGTATATCTTTGTATATTATCTCATAATTTCCAGAACTGATACTCAGAACATAAAAATTTTTCTTGAAATAACTATTTTGTTTATTTGGATCATTTTCCGAAACATAATTTCGAATGTTTGTGAGATCATTTTTTGCGTATTGAGAATTTTGATTTGTTCTACCAATCAAATCCGAAACCGTTGAAAATGGAATGGATATAAGTAATGCATTCTCACTAACTATACGTTTAATTTTGGCTATGAAATCTGTATCAAGAGGTCCGTTGTATTCTATTTCATTGTTTCCTTGATCCGAATACAAAAATTTTGTAACATTTATATCTTTTACTCGAATATTTTCTCCTTCCATCGCAGAAGAAAATGCGGTTCCACCTTGTCTGTAAATTTGATATATTACTTCATCTCCTTGAGGATCGTAATCTCCGTTGCTGTTCTTTTTTGGAGTTACCGCGTTGGAATAAAAAGAACCTGAAGCAACAGAAAACGGTTGTGATGGATATTCTGGAACTTTATGAAGAACGGGAGTAACGGTCAGTGTTGGGTAATCAAAAAATCTTACTTGAGATTTTGTTGAAAACTTGGTGTCAATTGCGACGTTTCTTCTCCAGATAATAGTACCAGTTGGAAGAGGGGAGCTTGCTGGAGCTTGTAATAATGGTCCGTTCTGATTGTCGGAGACCTTGTATGGAACGTTTTGATAATATTCAAAACTTCCTGTATATGTTCCGAGATCAACTCCCTGTGCCGAAACCTCTATATACCCAAAACCAGGTTCAACATTTTCTGGAATTTTTGTATAATACGTGGTTCCAAGAGTTGTTGACTCTCCATATTTGGCATCCTTAGCTTTGGATGTCTGAGTAAAAAGTTCTACATTTTTTGATGTATAAACCTTTACCGAAATGCTTGAATTTGGCAGTATTCTTTTGGAAGGATTTACTACAAAAGAATTTTTGCCCGCACCAAAAACACCATCGAAATCTGTTATAAAAAAGAAGTCGTTGGATTGTGGATCTGTGTCTATAATATCTGCCATAGGTTATATATACGCCTATGGTATAAATATTTGTCACTTACTATTATCTATCTTACTGAACCCGTTTTCTTTTTTTATCTCAAGCTGTTTTTCCACCATATCGCGCATAGTATCTAAATGACTTATCACAATAATGAAGTCGAAGTTCGTCTTTAGGTAATCAAACAAAGCATGGACCATTGCCATATTGTCCGCATCAAGGGCGGAGAAGCCCTCATCTACAAACATAAAGTTCGGGCGTGGTAGGTTACTGATGTTAATAAGAGCAACTCTCAGTGCCAAAGCTGATATGAACTTTTCCATTCCAGAACACAATTCCAACGGCCATTTGCGATCTTCGTACTTTATATATACGTTGACGTTCTTACCATCCGTTTCTATACCCATCGTAAATTCAACAATCTGGGATAGGATGTTATTGACCTCTTGTTCGATCTTGGGAACCGCTTCGGAAATGATCTGATAAGGTATTCCGTCCTTACCGATTGAGGTCAAATAATATTGATAAGCAGCGAATTCTTCCTCCGCCTTCTCAGTTTCTTCTATTCTTTTCTTGAGTGTGGCAATTTGGTCAGAAAACGATACACGTTTACTATATGCTGCCATATACTCGTTGTTGAGGGATTTTTGTTCCGCGTTGACTTTTGATAACAACTCACTAAGGCGGTCAATTTCTGTTTGAACCAACTTATTGGTTTCGACCGCTTCTTTGGACTTTTCATACAATTCTATCAACCCAAGAACTTCATCATATCTGGTTGTTCCTTTTTCTATGAATCTCAAACCGTTGGTATTGCTTAATTCCTTTTCGGTGATTTGATTGGAGATGGAGTCTCTTTGTTTAACAAGATCTAAATATTTTTCTCTACTTTCAACGGACGGTATTAGATTTTCTATTTCTTTTTTCAATCCGTCGATAGAATCTTTTAGTTCTTTGGCTTCTTCTTTGTCTGAGACCAAACTCTCCTTAGCGGACATAGCATCCTTTACAAACACGTTATTACAACAATATTTGCAGTTTGGATCATATTCATGAGTTTCCAGATGTTTAATTTTGGCAATTTTATTAGCAACGGATGTTTTTAGCTTTTCAAAGGTAGACTCCAGTTTTTCCAGACTCTTGTTCTTTTGATTGTGTTTTACATAATCTTCTTCAAGCTTATTTCCGTCATAGTTTGAAACCGACCCATCAATTTCAGACTTTTTAGCTTTAAAAGATTCTATCTGACCAGCAATAGTTTTTAATCCAGATTTGGCTGTCTCCAGTTTATTTTTCAAATCGTCTCTTTCCTTGATAAGACCGTTGATATCAGTTGGAACGTTTTCGAGATTGATTATCTTTTTCTTTTCATCTTGTATTTGGTCTTCAAGAGATTTCTTTTGCTGGTTTGATTGATCTTTTTTACCCACCAAATCGGTTATTTTGGCGTTCAATATTTCCGTGCCAGATTCCATATCCAGTATCTTCTTGGCATTATCTTCTTTATTGAAAGCCTTGATAGCTCCAGACAATTCTTTTGAACCGTTTGAAGCGGCGTTGTTCAGTTCATCGAAAATATTTAATCCAATGAATTGGGACAAAAGTTCTTTTCGTTCGGTCTGACCCATGTCGATGAACGAACCTTGGTTTCCTTGGAGAGCAACGGATGTAAGAATAAAGTCGTCATATGTTCCAAGATAATCTCTTATGATTTCATTGGTACTTCTGCGAGCTTCCGAGTTCAATGAAACTTGTTCATCTCCGTTCAGCTTGTAAAAATTGACATCAACTTTGACGTTGTTCTTTTTATCTCTTGCTCCTTTTCGTTCAATGACATAGGTTGTACCATTTATTTCAAATGTAAACTTTCCAGAAAAATTCATCTTCTGGGAATTAAGAACGTGAGACGCTTTGAATGCTCTAGCACTCTTGTCAAATATAGTAAAACAAAGAGCATCCATCAACGAAGACTTTCCGCTCGCATTAGCAGCGAATAATCCATATACATCTCCGAGTTTGGTAAAATCAAGAACGTTGTCTTCACCATAACTGAACATATTACTAAATTCAAGCTTGATCGGTTTCCAACGTATTCCTTTGGACTGATCATCTTTTTTCAACGAATCGTTGATTTTCTTGTTGATTTCTTTCACGGATTTCAGCGTATCTTCATCCATTACTTCTGGATACTTCTCCTTCAGATATGTTTCTATAAGTTTGTTTTGATAGTCAACGTTTGTGATCTTGTTGAGATTGCCGACGATCTGGGCGTTTACTTGTTTCTTGAGATCATCTCCGTCAACTCTCATATACACCAAATCCGTGATTTGTCGTGTGTGTCTTATTTCCGCGATGATCTTTTTGACTTCACTTGCCACACTCTCTTTGCATCTTACACGAAGTTTTGGCTTCGATGGCATGGTTGATATGTCTGTGATCAGTTTACCGTCATCAATCTCTATTGTAAAATAACCATAATCATTCTGAATTTCAAAATGATCAAATGTTCGGTTGGTTATATCCCAAACCGAAAATCCGTGATTGTCCAAAGTTTCTCCGTGGTTCTGTTGTATAAGAGAACCCGGATATCTGAAAATAGGACTTTTCTTTTTGCGTAGTCTTACTTTGTCGGTCAAAGAATGATCGTCTACAACTTCCCATTCGTCTGAGTCTGCTGTCTTGGCAAAAGCTTCCGCTTCTTCAACGGTCTGAACTTTGTCGATATAAAATGTTTGAGCCTTATGAATATCTCCGAGAGCAATTATATCATGTCCTTCAAAGAAAAGGGTATCTACGACCTTGTTTTCTATTATATATCCGATGTCAGTAAATACACCATGAACTCCTCCGTGGTACAATGCAATCTTTGTATCATATTGATTTTTGATCTTCTTGGTGATTTTTCCTATCTGGACGTATTTGTCTGGGTCATCAAACACGCTCATATTGTTGAACAGTATGTTTCCACAACCATACAAGCCGGTATCTTTCAAATAAAACAATTTGTCGTGATCAAGATTGTCAACCAATGGAGACAAACTATCAAGTCTGGTCTTGTTGGTAAGAAGACAGTCGTGGTTTCCACTTATAAGAATCGTGGGACGAAGATCTGCCAAAGTCTTCAAAAACTCACTAGCAAGCTGAATAGCTTCTGGGCTGAGATCTATTTTGGAGTGAAGCAAATCTCCGGCGATAAGAACAATTGTTTTTTCTGGGGTCGTCTTGACATACTTGTAAACCTTGTCGAACGCCTCTCTGTATTCTTCATGTCGTTTCACCAAGCGAACATGCACGTCCGCAATGTGTACCATTTTTTCAACTATATCAAATCCTATATCCAGTTTAGTTACTGTATCCGCCATAAAATTATTTGTTCAACTTTAACATCATAAGACCCGAAAAGTCAAGGTAATCCGTTTTATTAATTTCTTCCATAGTTTTTTCAAAACCGAGAACGTTGGGATCTTTTCCTTTTAATCTTACAAGCTTCACTTTCTTTCCAAGTGACAAAAGATAATCTGCGATTTCTATGGAACTTTTGAGAGCGTCGTCGTCAAGAACAATGTTAATCTCTGGACAACTACTTGCCACAATAGCCGCTTTCAACTTTGGACTCATCGTTTTTCCAAACAACGGAATAGCGTTTCTTTTCAGAGAAATAGCGTCCAAAGCACCTTCACACAAATAAATTGGATAAGACAAATCCACCAGATTTTCGAATCCGATTATATCCTTGGAACATTCGCTGTTTTTATATTTGTATGCATTTCCATCATAATAACTTCTACAACTGTAGAAATTGAGATTGTTGTCCGCGTCATATGAAGGAAACACCAATCGATCTGCGAATGGTCCCTTACTACAATATCCTATGTTATACTTTATGATATCAGAATTGGTTATCTTTCTTTTCTTGGCGTAAGAACTTGCATGCTTGTATGCAAAACTTCCATCGTTGTTGAAAAGACTTTTGAACTCACCGGGAAATGTAAGACCCTCTTTTTCTTCTTCGTTTTCCTTTCCTTCCAAATCAAACAACAATTGATCGTCAAAACTTTCGCTCGGAATATATTTGGGCTCAGACACCCCAAGAATTTTTTCCAAAGCGTCAAATTCACTGGGATTGGATTTCAGTTTCTTCAGCAAAGAAAATAACCCAATTCCCTTGGCATTACAGGTCCAACAATGCCATTGGTATGGTTTTTCAACTCTTACCTCTAGCTTGCGTTTATGGTGATTGCAGAACGGGCAGAAATATTGCAGGTTATTGTCCTTGCGCTTTCTGCCACTTTGTTTAAGTGTTTTGTCTACAAAGGTTGTTAAGTCTAAAATCTTTAACGACATTCAGACAACTACTATACACAAATGGTCGTTTAGGTCAACTTATATTAACCCGCCAAACTTAACACGATAGCATCATACATATCCTCGTTGCGCTTGTCATCGTTTCCCTTGGTATTTTTTATAATCCAAGGAGTCATATCATACATTTTTTCTATACTACTTTTTACAAATACCTTTGGCTTTACACCTTTAACTCTAGCCGCTCCCAACGCCCTTTTACGGGCAGTTTGAGCGTGAATAGACTCTACTTTCACACCATAATGATTTTCAAGTATATAACCAATTACTGCTTTGTTTTTAACCAGTTTGATAATGACTTGCTGTGATGTACCACCACCCGCAAATCCAAAGAGGCTTTCTTCGATTATTATCTTTTCAAAAGACTGACCTTTTAAAGTTTCTATTATTAGATCGGATTTATCTTTATATGTTTCAACTTTGGATATATCAATAAAGCCAGCGTACAATATAGATCCACTTTCTGTTATAGCATATCCACAAGTTGTGGTGCTTAAATCTAGCCCCAACACTTTCATTTATAACCTTTTATTTTATCAAGCAGAAATACGACCGCCTGGGGCGTATGGCTTATCAACAGGAACTTTCAGCGTATTGGTAGAATACTCCAAAGCGTTCTCGGTAAAATTTGTTACTCCTTTTTGAGCATTGGTTGTAAATTCCTTTTGGGCCCATTCTTTACCCAGTCCAGCGGGACCATTATTGATCATGTCCGTTGCTCTAAAAGCAGGAGTTCCGGCATCTTTAGCGCTTCCACCACCAACGTTGGCCAAATCTTTGGAATCGTTGTATCTTGCTTCAAGATTTGTTGTTAATGAAGTTCTTTGTATTGAAGGTAGGTCTGGCATATATAATTTCTCCTATTTTATTATAAATATAAGGTTATGTATCAAAACGGACGATAATATTGATGGGCCAATCAATTAGATTTTTTATAGGTTTGCCCAACTTTCCTATTGCTACCAACGACCCGTTGGTTTCGTCATATAGACCAATTGTGGTGATATATGGAGCTAGATAAGATCCTGTAAGGTCATATGACGAAGATGTCTGATAATTGAAGAAGTTTGGATCTACATCAAAGGATTTTTTACCACAATATCTATCAAGATAACTTATTATATCTTTGACATATCGTCTTGTTGAATTTTCATCGATATACTTTGGAAGTAGGGTTGGGGTTAGTTTGTTAGCGTAATATGCAACCAAAATAGCACCGTCCTTGATATCAATTGTTCCGTTTCCATCAATGTCCAATAAACCAGTTTTTACCAGCTTATTTTCTATATAATCAAAAACCTCTTTGGTAAATGTGGTATATGAACTGCTGGTGAAAAATTCCGTGATTTCGGATTCTAGCAACAATACGTCTTCGGCTTCGGTTTGAAGAAGATCCATTCCCCACCAATCATAATCATTCGGAGAATTGGTTTCCAACCCAAGTCCGTTGTCATATAACCTGGATTCATCTTGGAATCTTCTTTTGGTGAGATATTGCATGATGAAATTAACATCATATAAATCAAACTTACCATCTTGATTTACATCGAACAGCAAAGGATCGGACACCAAAGAAGTTGGGTTTGTGCTATAATTGAACTCTCCCGGATTTATGGTTACAAGATATTCGTGCTCAAATATTGTGTGGGTTCCTTGATATTTCATATCAAAACCTCGACTGCCAGAATTGGTGAGTATATGATAATAGTTGGATGAAGTATTCGTCATTACCGCATATCCATTTCTATAAAACATATTTCCAAGATGTGGATTTTTAGAATAATCATCAAAATCATACACAAATACAGAACCACTATAATTGTAAGGAAATGCTGAAGCGGATTGAACGTATGCGTCTATGATTACCGATTGAGAAACTGGGTCGGCGTAGTTGTAAATCGGAGCACCCACGGCCAAGAAACCATAACCCATCGCCACCGATTTTCCATATACATTGTATGGTTTATTTTCTTCTTTGTTTTGTCTTAGTATAGTTTCTTCGTTCCAATTGCCTATACCAGAATCATATCCATATATGGCCACTCTTCCTAAAACACCGTCTTCACTTCCGATTGATTGATACGAGCTACTTTCCAGTTCAAAGCTAGAAGAGTCCGAATTGTATGAAACAAGTTTTAACGGAGAATCTGTTTCATAGCTTACCGCGGCTTTTAATCCATCGATAGAAACCGATCTTCCAAAATTATTAACCGTTTCAAATGTTCTGTTACCAAATGTTTTATTGATCAAATAGAAAGAAGAGCTTGAATCGGCACATGGTCTAAAATTATAGAAGTATACCGCTCCAAGTACTTTTTCCAAATTTGTGGGAGCACCGTTGTATGGAGTAAATCCTTTGTCAAAATAACTTCCAATTGCCATATTGTCCCCATTCAAAGCAACGGCCATTCCAAATCCGTCGTATGGCATTGTTATTTCATTTGCATATTCTGGAGAACTTATTGGTAAATCCCCAAAAGTTTCGTCCCCAACAATTATCATATACTCGGACCAAGATGCCGTTGGACAATCATTGACAGAAGCAGAATAATATGAGCAAGTAAATAATGCAGCGTATCCGTTGCTTCCTGTCATATACGTTCCTATCAAAACTCTGTCATTGTTTGCTTGTAAGCACCATCCAAATTTATCTCCGATTTGACCTATACTGGAAGTCAGTACCGCTTCACGAACCCAAGTATAATTTCCAGATATGTATGTTGGGACATCCTCTGGAGAATACAATGGCGCCAACGAACTGGTGGAAATATAATCGCATGATCCACTATTCTCATATTTGTATCTTCTATAGATATAAACCGAGCCGACTTCACTATTTTCGTATGGAGCACCAATTGCTAAAATGTCATCGTCCAATGAAACGCTTTGACCAAATCTACTTCCGGAATTATCTCCTGGTATAGTGTTGATGATTCCCCAGTTTTCTATTCCACCTTTATATTTGTCGTATACGTGTACACATCCAGTTTGTAAGCTTCCAGTGGCGGCGTCGTGTGGTGCTCCAACTGCTAGAAAAGCTTCATCAATGCTGACTGATGTTCCGTAGCCATCATCAATCAAATTGTTCATTGATCCACTTGCTATTACTTGATTTACCGTGTCCATGTTTGGACCGTATTCATCAAATATTCCTTCATATGAATGAGGAGAATGTAATCTTCTTACCAATCTGTGCTTATCAAGATTGGTATCGTATTTGTACAAAGCGGCATATCCATGCAAGCTTGCTGAAAGGCTAAATACATCCATAGGAGAACCGACGGCTATATATCTGTCCCAAACAGAAACGGATTCTCCAAAATGTTCTCCAGCCGGTTCAAATATATTGATAGAACCAGATTCATCATAATCCCAAGAACTACTATCTGGAAAATATTCAACTTGAAGACCCATTGCCATATATTCTTTGGCAGTCTGGGTGGTCAATATTTCCTGAGAAGAATCTGGATAAGTATAAACAAAATATCCGCTCGAAGTATTCCAATAAAACGGAGGAGGATATGTTTTTACAGCTGGAATTATTTGCTGAGTTCCAAAATGAGAACCAGAAGCATACAAATTGGTAAACCCGTCATCATAAATTTTGTATGTCTGATTGAGGTTGGAGTTGTCTGTTATTTGAACCGACTTTGGTCTTATCTTTTCTCCCCAATAGCTGTTCAATATTCTAAATGTGGTTATTCTACCATTTATATCTCTTATTTCTTGCCTGCCTGTAAATGGATCCGACCCAGCAACTTCAAGACCAAATACTTCAGCCGGATTATTTTTGTATCTGTAAAACATCGCATCCGTGACGTTATATACAACTCTTTTGTATTTTCCGCTTGGATTGATCGGTTCACTCAAACTGAAAGAGTGTTGATATTTGATTCCTTCGTTGATTTCTACAAGATTTGAATAATATGTTGAATATCCGTTTGAATCATGTGCTCCTGACACAATGCTTTGTATGTTCCAGTTTTTGAATGTCTGGAATGGTCGAACAGATATATCGCCTGCAGAAAACGATTTGATCATATAACCAATAAATATTCGTTTGGATGGGTATTTTTAACATCCAACCCAATCAATATTCTAATTATTATAATTAGAAGTCCAAGCGAATACGAATCAGACATTCGTTGGCGAAGTCTTTCAACACTGGTTGACTTAGTTTTGCGACAGCAACAAGATCGTTACTTTCGTTATACAATCCAACCGTTGTGACATAAACCTTTGGATCCGTTGAGAAGTCGGCAAATCTTAGTTTACCGATATCTTGAGAACTTGCTGGATTATCTGTGTCGTTGATGACGAAAGTAGGATTGTTGGAATAATTGAACTCTTGGTTCTTTACTCTAACAAAGAAATGGCGGGCTGGCACATATTCTGTGACTCTTGCTTGCATTGGATACAGATTGGAGCCCAATCGAATTGAAGTGAATAATAGACTGGACATTTTAGCATATCCACCCGACCATTGATTGTTTAGATAACTTAAATCTGGAGGATTGTCGGAGGCAGATCCTGTTGGCCCTGTTCTATATCCGTCAACAGCCCCAACCAATTGTTGAATTGATCTTGGATTTAATACAACTATTCCCAAATCCGGATACATAGATCCAATAGCTTCATAGTATCTTGTGGCCAAAGAACCGCTTTCAATTGTTCCTTGAATCAAGTTGTACCTCTTACCACCAGTCTCGGTAGTTGTATTTGGATTGTCTCTTGAGTCATCAATGATTGTAATTGTTCCTTTTGAACCAGACAAAGTCATCTCAAATTGACCAGGATCCAAACGATCTTTGAACTTTGTACTTCTAAAGTTTACAACATAAATGTCATCCGAATCTATGGATGTTTGATTTCCGGCGATACTGGATGTAGCAAACGAAAACTTAGTATCTCCAGGAGTCAATAACAAATTGCGGTATTGATTGTATATAGCCTTGGTAGGATACAACAAACTTCCATTTGATGTGTTGGTATCAAACGTAGAAGAACCAGATCCGGCATAATGTCCAAAAGTCACTGAAAAATATACATCAGCGTCCGGCTGAGTAGAGCCTGTGTCATATACATTCAAATAATACAATCCATTCAAAGGTTCGTATGCCGAAGCACTTGGTGTAGCTTGAAGAGAGCTTGTAAAAAATTGACTCCAACTAGTATTACCGTCGCTCCAAATACCAGTAGATACTGGTTGTGTTCTGCCAGCCACCAAATCCGTAGTTTCAAATGCTTTGAATATCATATTAGTCAGCGTTTACTGTTACAGGTATTGTGACCGATCCACCACTTTCATTTCCTACGATGGTCAATGTGGTAGTGATAGTTTGTGTCAAAGCTGCGTTTGGTACAAAACGGAATCTCAAACCAACAGCCGTTTGAGCAGTTGTTGAGTTTACGTCACCAATAAATGTAGGTATGGTTGCTGTGACGTTGCTGGACAGTTGTTCACCAATAATTGTTCCAGCATTCTTGTTAGCCAAAATAGCGGTATATCCAAGAGTAGTATTGTATGTGGGATTGGTGGCAGGAACAATAACAGATTCTCCAGAATAGTCTTTATTAACATTGATAGAGCTTTGACCAAGAGAAATAACTGGAATAGATGTTACTCCGGCTGGAAGGGTGACAAGCTTGTATTTCAAAACTTGGGTTTCATCTGTGAAAGCTTCAAACACTGGAGTATTACGAATGGCTAAATCATAATAGGCTGAACCTTGAGGATGATTTGGCTGATACAGACGATAATCGATTTCGTCGTCTGCCAACGCAAAAGACGTAATGTTCAATCCTCCCTTAGCGGCAAGAATTTCTCTTCCTTTTTTGGTCAGGACGGCATCTACGGTGACTATTTCATTGTTAATGTATGCCATATATGTGAATTTGATTATAAATATATAGAACTTTTGGTTTTTTCACTATTTTTATGTAGCTTTTGTTTCGACCGGGAAACTGTTATTTAGTAGGCCCGTATTCTCGTCCACGGTAGTTTTTTTATTCTGACTACCACGTTTCCACTTCTGAGGACGGTTTTGCTGATCATACGAATTAATTTCCTTTTGAGAAAATACCCTCTTTTTATATTTGTAATGAGTAGGAAAATAACCTACCAATCTCTCCGAATTGGCGGGTGTGTTTTGTAAAGAAACCTCTTTTCTATATCTTATTCCACTATTTGCTGTACCAAACAATGCCCCATATGTTTTATATACGAATTCGTCAAAAATAGAACCGGTAGAATTTGATGATAAAAACTTCAAGTCAAAATATCCGCTTCCACTTGTTGAAGGTGTAAATGATATACTTCCGCTGAAATAAAACTCGGTGGCATCAAAATTGGAGCTAAACATTCCATTGTAAGAAACTGAGCCAGAAACATTCGGTACAAAATTTCCACTTACATTTAATGGTTCTATAATTGTTCCATTATAAACCGATCCAGAAAGAGGAGATTGATCGTTTTGTACCCCCGAAATATTTCCCCACAATACTCCGTTTATAGAATGCGATGTATTTTGTAGGCTACTTGTTACTCCGTTGGCTCCAATATCAAAAGATATACTTCCGGAATATGACATAGATACATTTGTTCCTATAACCACATATAATGGATATTCGGTGATTGTTGGTAATTTGGCTATACTTACTTCGTAATATGAACGAGTTATTGTTTGAGCTGTTCCTTCAAAATTGATTTGCTTCTCATATTCATTTAGCTGAGATCCAGACAGTGCGTATTTTCTGTAAACTTGGAATGGTTTTTTAACCTTCAAAACATCGGCTCGATAATAATCACCGTTGTAATATGTTATGCCAGAATCAGAATATATTACTGAACCATATTCATCCGGAACGTCGGCATATTGTCTATGATTTATATCATTAAGAAGAGTTGTACCGATAGTTCTTATGTCTATACTCTGGGTGGCATATACCGGATTACTTCCTGTTATACCATATCCCATGTTGTACACAGATCCTGTTGGTATATAGATATTTTCTCTGACCACCGGCTTTAGTTCGAGCTTCGGTCTTTCCAATATTGATGGTTCTAGCACCAATCCTTCAACCAACTTTGTTCTCGCTGGAACAATTTGCTTGATATAAGAGAACATAGATTTGTCAAAATATGACTTAACCATGTTCATGAACGATTGATAATCTATTCTTCCAAGGCCCTGATCAAAGTATATTTCTCTGAATTTTTCAAATTTCTTGTATGTTCTGTCATATACTGTTCTTGGGTCTCCGATAAGATCTCCAATTTCAAATTGACCAAAGAATTTTAATATCTCTTCATTTTTTATGTCAATTGGTGAGAAAAATACCCCAAGCTTATTTGAATCTTTTCCCGTCACATTGGACAGCATCAACGAAGAACGAGTTTCTGAAGATAATGGACTTGTTAAAGTTTGTTCAACATAGTTTATCTTATTGCTTCTGAATCTCGCAGCTCCATACGACGGAACTTGTATCGTTTGTCTTGTACTCTTTTGAACAAATTGATATGGATATGAGGACTGAGAAATTGGGCAACCATATTGATCATGTGTGACTTCATACACGGTTGAAAAATTGTTTGCTGTAAATGTGGGGAAATCGGTCCTAAATGCCAAGTTATTCAATGTCAATGCCACACTTGAAGTATACAAATCGATTGGTCTTTCAAATGATATATGCAACAAGTTTTTGTCTACCATCGTTTCAGCTGAATCCAAATCATATGATCCCTTATATAACACATGGTTGTTGAAACGATCATCGCTCAAAGGAATTTCCCATAGTTTGATTTCATCCAATGTACCCCAAAAAGATCCAGTAGATCCTCCCCAATTGTCTCCAAATAATATTTGTCCACCAGATCTGAAAGAATTGTTAAAACTCGAGCTTAATATGATACTTCCCGTTGATGTAAATACTATTCTTGAATCGTCGGACTTTTTTACAATCAAATCATATTGTATAGGATAGTCGTCAATTGTAGAGGCTGACGCGCTGGCAAGATTAAATGAGGAAAGTGGGTCGTTTCTTCTCAATAAAACGTTGTATGTACTTCCGTCAAACAATGGAATTTTTCCTGTTCCAACTGTTTTCACTCCACCACTTCCCGTGACACTAAAAAACATCCTTCCCCAATGATCCCCTCTATCCTTTATAACTCCAACATTCCATATATCTGGGCTGCCAGCTACATATATGATTGAATTTTCATCGATTTCTTTTTTATCAAAACTGATATTAAATTCTACGCTTTGAACACTTCCCGTCCAAGGGGCTTCAAAATATTCTCCGCTTCCGCTAAAGTGTGGTTCATATTTGGTTGTTTCAAATATATAATACGACTTATCGGAAGAATCTATCAAACTATCTATACCACCATATTCTTTTATCTTTATAAGATTTTTTGGAACTCCAAAACATGAAAGAATTGCATTGATCGACGCCTCCGTTCCTTTTGTCTTATAGATAAAAGGAAGTGAATTCAACAATCTTTTCCATATTATTTGGTTTCTTTCTTTCTCGGATATGGTTCCAACTTTATTGTATAATGAAGAAGCTGGACTAAAATCCGATTTGGAGAAAGAAGACAATAGCAATGGAAGATTTTCTCTGGATATTTCAGGCTCCCACCCCAAAGATTTCAATATTTGGTCCGATATTCCAGAAGAAACTCCGCGATTTACGTCGGCGTCATGATTGTTTTTTTCAGTAAATTGTTTGATAAAAATTGAAATGTTATCAAAATAATGTCCGATCATTCCTATAAATCTAATATACTCTTCGTTTTCTGTTCCGGTACTTATGAATTCAGGAAGATTGTTTATTAAACCACTTTGATTATCTCTGTCATATAATGAAGCTGACGATTCTGTTCCATAAACATTAATGTGCTCATAATACCAATATGGATTATTTTTCAAGAAATTTTCATATCCATCAAACGATCCATATATTTCATTGATTTTATTTTCTATCAGTTCTTTATCTTTTAAATAAAATACATCGTCTGGCTGAGATTCTATTTTTTGATTAAGATTGGAAATTTCATTTTCCAAGGATGTTATTTCTTCTCTCTTTGCCGTATATGTGTTTAATCTGTATACCGCCGATGAAAAAGTGACAAAATTTTCAAAATATCTATAGTCAATTGTGTCGAGGTATTGGTTTTTAAGCTTTGTGCCCAACTTTGACATCAATTCGTTGTATAAACTTCCCGTTTCAGAAAGCAATTCTTCATTGGAAACCGTTTCCGTTGAATTTCCTTTACTTCCTATGTTTACATTGAAATTTGGTCCGCGTAGACGAATGGTTTCAATGTATTTTTTTGCGTAGTAATAAAGATTTTGAACCAATGGTTGTGAGGCAAACAAGTTCTTTATCAAAAGCGGAGACCCCTTTCCTATGGTGTTTGCCAAAGGAGAATTCAATTTGATTATAAGTCTATCATGAAAATTTGGATTGGTAGAAGCAACCAACTTATAATTCATGATCGGAAGCAAAGTTCCATCGTCAAAACTCAAGTAGTTTTTGAAAAACCCGATATACAAATTGTTGTAGTAAATTTGAATTTGTTGAATTACTGGGAGGAATATATTGGTGTAATATATTTCCGCCAAGAAATTAACTATATCGTTATAGTTGGAAGGTTTATGATTGTTGATGGCGGTCAATTCTCTATCAACGATAAATTGCAAGAATGAATAATATACATTTGATATATCTTGGAACGATACAATAGTGTTATAGTTTTCATGTAACCAATTATAAAATTGCTCATATATTCCAAATATTTGTCTCGTATAATAGCTTGATCCGTTTGCTAACTTCTTTTCATTACCATAATAAACGTCGGTGATAAAATTGATAGCGTTGATATCTTGACTTCCGGACACACCACTTATAAATCCATAATTATACAAAAATGAACTTGCCACCAAAGGATTTGAATTTTTTACTGAAAAATAAATCTTATATAATTCGGGAGACTTTATTCCGTCTATGAGTTGATCCATCACTTCATTTATTTGAAGAGCTCCTTGAGAATATGTTTGATATTCAGCGTAAAAGTTTATGTCCTTTTCATCAGTGCTGTTTACATCAGTGTTTGGAATCAATGCTATTTCTGTTCTTGATGGAGAAATTTCATCTATTATCAATCTTCTTGTTGGATCAAAAGAACTCCCAACCACATCTCTGGTTAATTGTAATACAACTTTGTAATTTCCCTCGTTGATAGACAAATTGTTGAGTTCGTCCGATATATTGAAAAATACGGATTCGGTTGGCTTACCAACTGAAACCACATCGCTGGAAAAGTATTTGTGATTATATGTTACCGTTTCATTTCTTATATTCTTATAAGATCCGGTGAACTCTTTATATTCTCCAAGGATCTTTATCATAGATCCGGTTATAAGAGAATCGTCCAAAGTATATACATTCAGGCTAAAAAGATCTTTGTCGGATTTTCCAAATGAAAAATTATAAACTTCATAAACGTCCTTCAGATAGTCCCAATCATTTTTGGACATATAGTATCCCGTCGAAAATGAAGACGAAGATTGTTCTACATATTTGATATCTTCTATGTTCATAGCTCCGAAAATTCTATGTCGTATTTGGTCAAAACCTTTACTGGATTTGTTGGAATATTTTTCAATGGTATTGTAATACAAGTTGAAAACATAGAACCGCTGTTTTCCAAAATAAGATTATAAGAAGAATCTATATTTGGAGAAATTGATCCAGTTTTGTTAAGACTCAAGACTTCATCTTGAGGATATTTTGCCAAATATGGATTTTCATTCATCGTGTAACCTTAAATGTTGTCGGTATATCAAATGTTTTGATGGAACCGCTTTGTTCAGTTCTTATTTGAACCTTCATATATCTTTCTTGTGGAATACCGGTTGTATCTAACATGAAATAATTTCCATTGCTGTCAAAACTTATTCTTGTATAGCAGTCATATGGAATTATATCATCATCGGATTCCGCGTCTCTTATGCAATAAAAACTTGATGAGGGAAGATAATATGGATAAAGATAATCCGAGAAACGATTGATTGCTCCGGCTGGAGTTGGGTAACTTGCAAATGTCTTGGTTGGATATCTCTTTCTTGCCGTGATGTCCATTCTGATAATATCCCCGTGTTTGTAAGTTAATGACATGTTTTTCATGTTTACTACAGCATCGTTGGTTTGAATCAACTCGGCACTTCCGGTGTCAAACCCAGGCAATTCCCAATCAAGTCTAGCGTCGTTCCACGCAACATCGATATATGGAGAATATATAGTGTTGGTTTCTTTGGAAAAAAATCTCAACGAACCATAGTCAATTGAACTGGTTTCGTCGCTGTGAAGAAGTATCAAACCGTTGTTGATGATCGTTCCAGACAACCAAGCGTTGACTATAGGAGTGATGTCCATACGAACATCCGAACTCTGGTAATCAAATGATTGAGAACAACCAAACCCTCCCGTGACAGGAGCAATTATAGAAGATGTTGGTGGATTATAATCTGGTGGAGAGCATTCTCCCATATTTGGGTACATGGCTGGATTGATGTACACCGGTTCCAGATATCCCGAACCAGAGCTTTTCATGCTTCCAGAAATCCACCAAACTCCACCACCATTACAATCTGAGGCAAAGCTTGGATACCAATCCTCGTTTCCTCCGTCCGTGAATTTCCAACTTACACCGTCGGAATAATCGTTTCCATCAAGTTTATATCCAGTTCCCATAGACCATGATTGAGATATAGGATATGCAGCGAGTGTATAGTTTACTGGAACTTCTATCGACTCACAAACTTTCAAAACAAGATAGAATTTTGGATCTATTGGTCTGTCTGGGTCCGAAGAAGCTATAGATTGAGATAGTTCAGCCAAATTAAACTGAAGAAGTGCCCGAGACAACACCGATCCAAGATTTTCTCCGTCGGTTCCGCAAGCATAATAACTTGTTCTCTTTTCTACCTCAAGTATTTCATCCAACCCAGTGTTTTTGTACATCAAAACGGGGTTGTTCGAAATGAATGCGTCCTTGGATGGATATAAAAAGTAATGCATATCTGAGGTTCTTTGTTATATAAATATAACAACCAATCAAAAATATACGATTAAAGAACCTTACCGATTATATCTTTTGTTGGGAATTTTACTTCAAAAACCGAAGGATCCAGTGACGGATATACAACCTTGTCCACGGTAGCTTGTTTGATGTCATATTCATATGGAGAATAATCTCCATCTTTGGCAGTAAGATTATTTATTTTTATATAACTTACAGACTGTACTCCCTCTACTCTGCTTATTTCAAGCTCCAATCTGCTAAGATTTATTGGTTGACAAAATTGAACATTGTCTATGTTGAAATAATCTTGAACAATAGTCAAACAATTGCTCAACACATCTCTTTTATTATAGTTTTTATAAACAACGATACCAAAATCCACTCCAACATTTATGATATACCCATCCAGAATATTTACTGCGTCGGTGAGCATTCTATATTGATTTAGATAATTTTTTACGTTTTCTTGGATAGCTGGGTTGGATTTTATCAGCTTTTTCTGAGTGTTGTAGCAAAGTATATAAAGATTTACAGCAAATGGGTTATAATCGTTCATCGTTGTATCGATGGACTGGTCGGCTACAGCATAAGCCTTGGCTATGGATCCATATTTGGACGGCATAGAATATGTTCTTACCACATAATCTTGTTGAGTAACAGCTCTGTTTTGTGAGGAATAATTGGCTAAAGCATTATTTCTAATTACATCGTTTGATTCACTTCCAAGCCCACCAACCGCTGGAACTGGATTGTTCACTTTTATAGATCTACGAATGGTATCCGTCAGAGATTGTTCTAAAGTTGGAAGTTCCGTAATGTCACCGAAGAACTCAACCGCTGTAACATTACGTATAGTGTTGGTGTTTACATTACTTTCCACACCGCCGCCAACAATATATCTTATGGTCAATGTGGTGTTTGCTGGAGCTTGACCAAAAGCTTTTGAAGACAGAAAATTGGCTGGATCATATGAAACATTTTCTGTTCTAAAAATGGACTGATTTGAAACGGTATTTACGTTCGGAACAATCAACTCATCGTCTTTAACATTTGTTCCTGCTCCAAATTCAATAAAAGTTGTATCATCACCATTTATTCCAGAAACAAATCTTCTTGAGGTTCTTAAAAATTTCATCAAAAACGGGGCAGTATCTCTATATTTTGACATCACATTGTCATTTTTGAAAAGGTTTTCCGAATCCACCGGTATCAAATCTTGAGCAAGATAGTCGGATTCATACCAACGGTTTCCATCAGAATCATATATGTCAACAATGCCAATGAGATTGGTTTCTGCAAATTCAACTCTGTAAAATGCAATAGGATCTCCAACCGTTACGGTCTTTGTCAAAATTTGTCCGGCTGACGCATCTACACTCTTTTTCAAAACATAGAAATCTGGCTGTCCAGCTTGATTTCTTTGATATACAGATATTTCCAATGGGTCATTTTTGGTGTCAACGGTGAAATCGACCGGCAAGTTTGTAATAAAACTAACTCCATTGTCGCTGTTGCTTGTCATTCCAGGCTTAATAATCTGGGCATATGACATATCTGGTACCATCGAACCCGTTTCATCCGTCTTTGATGGTAATATTTGATAAACATCAAGTTTGGTGACGGATGGCGTTGTTACCTTTGCTCTATATCCAAGGGATCTCGCGGAATCAATGATGTTTTGTCTTTCTTCAGAATTTACAAGAATAGATTCTTTGAACTGATAATCTATGTAATATGACATTACGTCTCCAACATATGCTGACATTTCAATGAACATCATACCTGTCGATGCTTCACTGAAATCCTTATATGTGTTTGGATAATAGTATTTGGCAAAATCAATCAACGATTGTCTCAACTGGGTAAAATCCTTGTTGAGATATTTGATATCTTTTCGTGTGGGTTGATAAGACTTTGGTGTATCAAGTATCATATATTACCTTGAGCGGTTACTAAAGTTAAATTTTGTGGCGTGGTAATTCCCATAGAATCAACCGTGAAAGATACATCTATTTTGACATAGTTGTTATCTCTTTCCTGGTCTGTAGAACTCACGGACACGCTTTTGACAGTGACATATGGTAACCATTTTTGAACATCCTTTTTTATTGCTTGTTCTACAATTCCAGGAAGATCGTCGTTGTTGAATTCAAACAATACATCCCAAAGAGTAGACCCAAAATCAAGATTCAATCTTCTTTCTCCACGTTTAGTGTTTAGAAGCAAATACAAATTAGCCTTAACTTGATCAACCACATCAAAGCTTTGATTGAAATAACCCTGATCTCCACGTATAAGTGGAAAGGTTAATCCTATTGGTTGACGGTTAGCAGCCATGATTATGGTCTCTTTGATTTAGCCTTACTTTCTGCGGCTTTCAAAAGAGCTCTGTAATCTTTTTTCAGAGCGTTAGCAACGGCAGCAATTTCTTTGTTTTCATTCAATTGCTGAGGAGTCAAATTGTTAAGAACATCAACAGCCGAATTTGTTTCCGCTTCTTGTGGAACTCCGCCCGTTGTCTCATTCAATACTTGATTAAGAAGTGGGTTCTTGCTATACATTTTTTGAGGTTGTGCAGCCTGCTTTTTTACAGGTTCATCAAGTCCAACATTAAAATTTGGCTTTTTGGCCGGAGTTACTTCCGTATTTTTTGCTTCTAATATAGCCGCCGAGCTTTCCGTCATCTTTTCTGCCAATACTTCCATCAATAGTTGAGGAAGCGCATTATGAACTTCTTCTTTTACAAGGGTTCTTATAATATCAACTAGTTCGTTCTTTTTCATATATATGGGTCTTTCTATAAATATAAACTATTTTATGTTTTCGGTACCATCTTCACGACTTGTATGGTATTAATCTGTATTGTATATGGGTTGTAAGAAACCGTATAATATAAGTCCTTAGCGATTTTTACTTTAGCGACCCATCCCGGCCAATCCCAGCTGACTTCGGGAGGGGTTTCTTTTAAATCTTTTACGTTATACTTTTTTTCATTTGAACTTACATAAGTTTCTTCTGTACTCTGTTGGTCAATTATTATGTTGTTCCCACAACAATATCTAATCTTTCCTGTACTTCCGTCGTCGCTTGAATTTGCCCACATTCTAAAATACGCACCGTCTTTTGGATTTAACGTGTCCATAGTTCCTGGAGTTGCTGTGATGGTTGGGTATATTTTACCAAAATGATATACAGATACACATTCTTTTATCGCCAACATGTTAAAAAGAACATCTATCGAAGGAGGCACTGCTTTCGGTATAGTTGCTGTGCCTGTTCCATACGCGGGATTTGAAATTGTAAAATTGACCTCGGAATCGCTCTTTTTGGATATGAATACTTTATACGGAGATTTTGCAGGTTCCGTGGAAGAAGTTAAAGCTTTTACCTCAAACTGTCCCTCGGCCACATTAGTCAAAAATTTATAGAAATCCTCCGTATCCATAGCCAAATAGTCATTTAATGATAAGATTCTATTTTCTGGGTCCGACATCACTTTATCGGTCGCTCCACTGTATGCCATGCTGAACGTTCCTTTGTAACTTGATATTACATCTTTGACTAATGCTCTGTCTGCCGCAGATACTTTGGCTATATCTTTTTCCATCAAGGCTCGCATCTCCATAGAACTCTTTGCTTTAAAAAAACCACTATATTTTTTTTGTATAAAAGTATTCATTTCGAGCATAAACAACTTTCGACTCAAAAGGTCAGTTGAAATATACTGTCCGGTTATCTCATTAGATTTATACCTCTCGTTAAGAGCTCTAGCTTCTTCTATTGCATTTGATGAAGTTGCTCCGATTGTATTATATGCTTCTTCCGCTTTAATATCTGGGGAAGAAATAGATGTCTCCGTTGCCGGAATTGGCTGTGGAGGTGGAACTGATTGTGGACTTTTATTTGCCAAATCATCTATTTCTTGAACTGTATTTTTTGATAAATCCGGCGGGGTCGTAGAAGCGTCAGATTGAACAGACTGTTGACTAGATGCTATATCTGTAGCTGTGTTTGGTTGAGAGCTCTGAGATGTCGTTGGTTCGGATCCTTTTGATAATCCAAAAGCATTATTTATTTTGTTGGTCACCAATCCCGTGACCGCGCTTATTCCTATTCCAGCGGCAAGCCCAGTGAGAGCTTTCTTTCCAGCAGACCCACCAACCATTCCGGCTATTGCTCCTCCAGCGGCGGCCCCAATTCCCGCCATAGGCACTGTACTCCCCACCAACGTCGATCCTATTTGTGCACCTATTCCTCCACCAACCGAACCAGCCAAATTTCCAGCAACGCTTTTTAAATTTACAGATTGGCCAGTAAGTTTTCCAAGAGCGGCTCCCCCAAGAGCTCCTGTTGCCCCACTTGCAATTGTATTTGCAACTCCACCACCCAAAGACGATCCTATTTTTCCAGTAATTTCACTGGCACCATTTGATGCCGCTCCTGCTATTCCGCCAACAACCGCACCAATACCCGCTCCTTTGGCAGCATTTGCCAATAAGTTTTTTCCTCCTCCGGATAAAGCTCCAGCAACGGCTCCAATTCCAGCCCCGCTTAATGCACCACCAAGAGCCCCAGAAGGTTTTAAAGAATTTAATTTATCTTTTAAACCAGACGCTATATCTTTTTCCTTCGCCAAATCGGTTATACTTTTTCCAGGAGAAAAATCTGAAACTTTGGACATCAAATTTCCAACTGAATTTTGTTGAAATTTTCCAAGGTCCACGCCTTTTTCCATAACCCCGCTCATCCCTTTGCCCTGTTCTGGAAGTTCTGGGGCGTTTGCCATTACCTTGGCTCTAGCTGCGCCTTTTAAATTATCCATTCCACTTTTTACAGAATCGGTAGCTCCTCCCACCCCAGAAGACAATTTACCGATAGCTGCTCCAGCCAGTCCTCCCACAGCGGCTCCACCCAAGGCTGATCCTAATTTACCTCCACCAAGTTTACTGATCGCTGTACTTGCCAATCCTCCCGCGGCTGCTCCCCCCAACACACTGCCTATTCCTCCACCAGCCAATTTAGCAGCGGCTCCGCCGGCGGCTCCGCCTATAGCAGATGCACCAACCTTTCCACCAGCAATCTTACCAATTGCGGCACCGGCCAATCCTCCGACCGCTGCTCCTCCGGCAATATTTCCTAGATTTCCCAACGCACCTGCCGAAGAACCAGCATTTGAAGAAACTCCACCAATCAAATTATCCAGTTTTGGGGCTTGAACCGAAGGTATTGAGACGTTGCCAGCATTTTGTACACTATTTGTAAGAGACAAATTTGGTGCCATCGAAGTGGGAGCTGTAAATTTTGGCAATTCCATATATTATTTTTTTGATTTTTGAGAATAACCAAAACTATCCGCTTCAACTCTTACCGTTTCGTATTCTTTTTCTATAGCGGAAGGACTTACGGCTACATCCTCTGGAGATTCTTGTGGAGGTTTTTCGTTTGATTTTCTATCGGAAGAGACCGCAGCAGTACTTGTTTCTGGAGCAAGTTCTCCTCCTGGGAATCCAGGAGCTCCTCCCCCACCGACCAAGAAAACTCTTTGACTCATATTCTTCGGAGATTCATCTCTTAGAGCTATAAGTTCTTCTCTAAGCTTTTTCAAAGCATCGACGTGATTTTTCATTTTTGACACCCATGCATCTTTTGGTGGTTTTTGCATGTCTTTATGACTATCATCATCGTGAATATGCTTAGCAAGCCATTCTTCGCACAGCTCTATCATCCAGTTCGTTTGATTCAATAACCAATTGCACAAACTTATATGCCACAATGTCGTCGTTCTTCCAAGAAGAGCGGGCTCTGCCATTTGATATGCTTCTCCGAGGAATATCATTGGAGAATTTATAGATGTCATTTCGTTAGTTGTCATTACAATTTGCTTGTGAGCATCTATTGTAAATTCCTCGTCGGTCACCATTGAAAGACGCTTCTTGGAAAAGTGAAATGTTTCGTTTGCCTTTGATGAAAATATTAGACGATCACTGTTGATGACTATCTGATCACCGTCCAATTTTGGAAATGTAAATTCTGTACCACCTTCTGGAGAAAACGCCGGTTGTTCTTCCTTTACATCCATCTGATACATAACCTTTTTACAGGTGGTAATGAATTCGGAAACAGTTTTTCCAGATGTTATATGAATAGAAGAACCATCGTCGTTGATAGACTCGGTAACATACCCTCTCGCTGTAAAACCGGGAGACTCTGGGTCTGTAGAAACTGGCGCTTGTCGGTTTCTTATTAACGTATATGGATTGCCACCACCTTCTTCATATTCTCCAAGTCCATTGTCATTTTCTCTGTTTGAATCATATGAACCAAATCTAACAGACGATCCAAATCTGGATTCTATCAGTGTATCTCCCTCATATCTTTTGAGGGTTCTTATATTTGGATTGAACTTGAAATAACTTCCAACCACTCCTGTATAATTTTCTCCACCTTCATAGTTCATTTGGGATTGTGGACCCTTCATCGGAACTTCTGGTTGTCCCGCGTATTCATCAAAATTTTGTTCTACCAATCCGGCACGTCTTTCAATCGCAAAATCTACATTTGCATTAAGCAATTTCTTTATGTTTATTTTTCTGGTATAATAATATTCGTCCAGATATTTGACAACAGCAACGACTTCGTTGAGTAATGGATACTCGGTTATTCCCGTATTTTCCAAAGGACTTGCCCAAAATAAAGTTTCTTTTAACTGTCCTTTTTGGCTATAATAAAATCTGAACTTTATTCTACCAATTACTGAATAATCTATTTGGTCTTTGGTTGGCTCTCCACCGGTTATATCTGGTGGAGAATCTTCGGTGGTGAGATTATTTTCGTAAAAATATGGATGGTTTTCGTCTAAAATAATATCCAATACCACGGCTGGTTCGAATTCATAAAAATAAACCTTATCTGGTTTATATTCACGAACAAATCTTTTGGATGCCAAACCGTCTTCTTGAATTCTGGCAGATTCGTAATTTTTTTGTATTACTTCGTATGCCATATTACTTCTTTTCTTTATCCTTGTTTATCTTTTCTTTATCTAGCGGATGAACTGGTTCCTTGGCAGATTTTACAACTTCTTCTACGGTTGACATTAATTGCTTCTTTTCATCTTCGGTAAGTAGCATCGAACCACCGTCCTCTCCCATCGCTTTACCAGCCATCAATCTTTGGATTATAGCCGCTAGTTTAATGAGTTGTTCGTCGTTTCGTACACCAACATCAAAATACTCTTTCAACAACGGCACAATCATTGTAGCGTCGTTTATGGTCTTAATCATTTCACGAAGATCCGTTATCAGAATATCAATCTGATTTTTCTTCTCTTCCGAGTTCTTTACAATGTCTTTGCAAAGATCGGAAAAATTCTTTCCCTTGAATATTTCAAAATCATTATCCATCGTATATATAAATAGTCCAATGGACTAGTTTTTGATATTCCCAAAATAGTTTTTATATTAAATGGAATAAGAATCTATAGTTCCTTTTGAAAAGTACTGGTCGGAAATTTCCTTCTGGGCCATCTTCATTTTATTAATAACTTTGGTGATGTGTTGTGTCTGACAACCGGCAATGTCTCGGATATACAAATATAATGCCTTTTTATTAAACACATCTATTCTTCCACTGTTTCTGAATATTTCAATGACCGCATTGGCAATTTCCAAATCTCTATCTTTGGTGAAATACTTGTGTACATTATTTTCCCAAAACACAACCATCAATTCTATAAACTCTCTTAACTCCGAATCCCTCTTTTGATGTTCAGGCTCAATAACAAACTCTCCCGAATCGCTTGGGTGTTCACATATTTCAATATGCTTCTTAAATCTTCGGTAATTGCTATTATTGTCTAATATAAACCAATTTTTAGCAACTATACTGAAATAACTGAATGCTTTTCCTTTTCCAGATTCAAATTTGTCCATATTTGCTACCATATGTGAGATAGCTTGTTTCTGAACTTCTATTGGACTTACGTCCGAATAACTGAATTTAAATGTATTGTATACATTTTCTGCTATTTTCTGAAAGGCACCTTGTATTTTTTCATTATATATTCTGTCTTTTTCTCTTGAATCATTTGATTGATTATATTCAATGATGGCCTTCTCTGTTTCTGAAGTAAAATACACGTTGGATTTAGATTTCTCCCCAACGATTGGTGAAACTTTTGCTTTTTCCACTGGCTTGGTTTTTTCTTTTTTTATTAAAATAACCTTTTTTGTTTTGGCGACTTTTTTGGTCTTTTGATTTTTTAATTTCTCGTTGACCTTTTTTATTTTCTTGGTCGCTTTTTTTGATTTTTTCTTCATAGGTTATTTAACTTTTTCGTTGAATTCTTTTGTTATTCTTAATATTTCCGAAAACACGAATCCAACATCATCATCAGATTCGAATAGTTTTCTGTCATCGACCATTTTTAATTTTTGATATAATCCTTCGGATTCTTGGCGGAAGGTATTAACCCATTCTTCATATACTTCTATTTTCTTTAAAAGATTATAACAAGCGTATGACAGAGCTCCAATTATAACTCCCAAAAATATAATCAATATAACCATTAATGTGTTCATGTTATTCTTCCAAAACCACCGTGTGGTCATTAAAATTTTCGGAATCATAACCAAGTTCTTCGTTTATGATTTCTAGAGCTTCTTCTACTTGAATCCATTTTCTTTCATCTAATGCGTTCGCCAATATCTCTCTGATTTCTTCGAGGACATCTGGATCGATAGTATCTTTGTCGTGATTTTTCATATGATTTTCCACCCTTCTTTTACAAGGTCTAGTGCCTTCTTGTACTTTATATATTGAGTTTCTCCATTTTTTTCCACAACAACCTTGTCATTTCTACCATGTTTTACTGCTTTTTTAACTTCAACCACGGCTCTTACAGAGTCATCCGTCATCAATATTCCTTCCAAATGATCTATTTCATGCTGAATACATACCGATTCAAGTATTCCATAATCTTCTCCCACCGACTGCTGTGTAACTGGTTCGGTTTCTGGTCCAAATGGAAGTGGGTTGGCGTGATTTAGTGTGCTTACCACCACTTTCAAATTTCTGATTGTATTGGTTCTTTTGCCAGGCAAACTCAAACAACCTTCTACATATCCGATCTTCTCTTTGCTTCTTTCAACTACGACGGGGTTCATCAGAATAATCGGAGGATTATCTTTTTTAGCTCTTATGACCGATACGCTTTTTGAAATACCAATTTGATTGGCAGAAAGTCCTATTCCATACTTCACTTCATCCAAAGCCTCAATCAGCTTCTTTGCTATCTCTTCACCCTCTTCCACCGAAGATACGGGCGTTGTCTTTTTTCTTAGATAATTTTTGTCCTTGATTATTTTGTACTTCATATGTGAATATATTCGCAATATTCACACATGTATATACACAAATCGTTGAATGTCAATATATAATAAATATATTATCTCATCGGACGGCTGAAATGTTCGGTCCTTCTTACCACTGGTGGTGGCGGTGGTGGCTGAATAGGTCTGGCCGGACGAACTCTTGGTTGTGGTTCTGTGGGCCCCGACGTATCAGAGGATCCAGAAACTTCAGCTACAGATCCAGAAACTTCAGCTACAGATCCAGAAACTTCAGCTACAGATCCAGAAACTTCAGCTACAGATGTGGAGTTCTCTTTAAGAGATTTATCATATTTCTCCTCAGGTCCAAAAAATTCTACAACTCCATCAATTTCAAGAGATGTAAATTCAGAAGAATTGATTTCTTCCGACGATTCCAAAGTCGATGTTAATTTCGGAGTTTCAATTGATTTAGAAACTTCTTCGACCGCAATTTTGACTGGTTCGGATATCAGAGAAGAGGTTTCTTCAGCTTTAATGGAACCCGTGGTTAAAGATTCTGGCTCTTTAGAAAATGGAAAAGTAAAATTTGATCTGATAGCTTCCGGTATATGATTTTCTCCACCAAAATTTTGTCTAATAGCTTCCGGTATCTGATTAACTTCGGACATTTCTTTTGGAACCACGACAAACTTGATTATTTCTCTGGGAACTTCAACGGTTTTTATGACTTCGACGGTTTTTATTACTTCCACAGGAACTTCGACGGTTTTTATTACTTCCACAGGAACTTCAACGGTTTTTATGACTTCTTTTATTATCGCATTTTTTTCTTCTTCTTTTCTTTTTTCTTCTTCTTCTTTTCTTTTTGCTCTTTCCATTTCAACCAAAGAATTATAGGCCAA